AACGTACTACTCCTTGGTGTCGCCGCCTTGCATGGGATAGGGCTCGACCTTGATCTCACCGAACTTGACCGGCATGCCGTCGATCACCGTCTCGAAGGTGCCGCCGGAAGCAAAACCACGTCGGATTTGTTCAGGTAACTTACTGTTTTTCAAGAACTCTTCGACAATAAGTTTCTCTTCATCGGACAGCGGTAGGTCGACGCCTGGCTGCCTCAGCGGCACCGGGAAGCCCATCTCTCGCAGCTTGGCCAGGGCCTGGCCGAGGTTGGTGGCCTGAATGCCGATCAGCTGGGCCTGTTGAGCGACGATGGCTTTGACCTCGTCCATCTGCTCTTTGAGTTTACGCACGTCCTTGAAGATCCTGAATGGATTCCAGTTCATTTCGCTTCCCTCGCGGCTTTCATTTCCTCTTCCTCAAGCAGACGCAGCACGTCGTCCTGAGCCTTTTTCGGCAGCGTCTCCACCACCTTCAGCAGGCTGTTCTCCAACCGCTGAACCCGTGCCAAGGTGATCACCTTGGGCATGTCCTTGACCAGCATGCCGATCACTTTCATCGACATATTCATAGCATCCTTGACGCTGATGTCCAACCCATGGCCTTGCAGCGGTAGCCCTTCAGGGCTTACCACGCGGCTGGTCACCGCCTCGATCAAGGCAAGCTGCTGCTTGAACGTCACCAGCACCGAGGCATCCAGACCCGCCATCTGCTGCACCAACTGGCGCTTGGTCGTGGCCGACATCACCGCGACGATGTCGGCCTGGATGCCGTCCGGCAGCATGTCGAGCTTGAGGTTGGTCATCAGCAGCTCGATGGCGTCGAACAGCTGGCGATCGGCGTACTTCAGCGAGGCCAGGTTGGTCACTGGCGGCGGGTTGGCCATCGGCTTGTACTTGGCCGGGTGCTCCGCCGTCGAGGGTTCCAGCTTGACCATGTCCCAGCCCGGGTCGTCGAGACCTTCCGTGATGCCCTTGATCCGCGTAGCCATCAGTAGTCCACCTCTTTGGCCAGCAGCTTGCTCGGCGTGAAGTGCAGCAGCTCACGGGCCGGGATGGTGGTCGGCTCGCCTTGGATCGGCCGGCTGTTGATCCGCGGTTTGCGGTAGCGCATCTCGAAGCGGCCGAACTCACGCAGGGTCAGCTTGTTGCGGTCGTTGACCAGCTCGTTGATGCCCTGCAGCGTGGCTTCGATGAAGACCTTGGCGTCAGCCTTGGTGCTGCCCGTGTTCTGGGCGACCAAGGCGATGAGGTCCTGGATGTTGGCAGTGGAGTCAGACATGGTGGGAATCCGTTCGTTAAAGGGGCGTCGGCTAGGGCTTCTTGCCCGATTACAGCGTGTGGCTGTTGTCCGTGGGTCGATCGCGGATGAGGTGACGCGGGAGCACGGGCCGACTTAACTCGCAGATTAGCGGGGTTTTGAGGCAAAAGAAAGCCCCGCTCGGAGGCGGGGCTTGCAGTGTGTACGGTTCCATTGGACCCCGGGCTTTTCCGCCATCCTGGCGCCTATTCGACATTTCGGCTTACGAGGCCTACTTCCTATCGGGCTTCCATCCCCGGTTCACCGCGTCTCTGCAGAGGGCGCATGGCTCAGGGTTCCGTACAACGATGGTAGAGGGTGATGGATTCGAACCACCGGTACAGGGATCAAAACCCCGGGCCTTACCACTTGGCGAACCCTCTAAGATTCTTCCGGGGTGGGCCATCCTTGGCCCGGTGTTCGCAAATCAGGTGTTCATGTGCCCGGAGACCGCAAGTTAGCGAGGAACGTCAGCACTGTCAATCTAATTTCTCAAGAAAGTTACACATCACTTGCCGTCATCAAGGATTTCCACGTTGCGCAGCGCCTTGAGGAGGAAGGTCTGGCCGATGTCCAGGTGGTTGCGCGCGATCTGCAGGTGGCGGGTGTCGATGTCGCGGTACTGGTGCGCCTGCATCAACAGCTCCTGGTACGTCGACTCCAGCTCCTCAACCTTGCGGATCGTCACCGCGAGGAAGCGGGCCAGGTCCTCGGCGCCGGTCTGGGCGATCCGGTGGTCCGGCAGGCGAAAGGACTCCGGCTCGATGAGGGCAGCGCGTAGAACTCCGGCCCGGATCAGTTTCTCCTCGTCGGTTATTTCGTCGGTGATGGTGCCTTCGCTGATCGTGGCCTGGCTGATGTAGAACTTCTCGTCGACGCCGGTCACGTGGTGTTGCAGGCGTTCCTTGGCTATTGCGGCAGAGTCAGTTGGCTGCGACATGTCGGCGACCTCCGAGCAGGGAGCCGGCGGCGTAGCACACGGCCATGGCGATGAAGTGGGGGGTTTGCAGGGTGGCGGTCCAGTTCCACAGCCAGTAGGCCGCGGCGACCACCGTGTCTTGTACTTCCATGGGGAGATTCCTCGCTGTTTGGCGAGGCTGAGCATAGGGGAGAACGGTGGAAAACAGCAAGGGCACAAAGACGAAGACCTCAAGGAGGACTAGGCCTTGAGGTCTTCGTTTGCAGCAGCGACTAACTTGGGGAGGGTCGTCGCAGGTCGGGGCATGCAGCAATCAACTCACACAGCGCATAGGAGACGCTGGACGGGAGGTTAAGTCGGTACAGCGTGGATGTCAATGTAGTAAGCCTGGCCGACCACCAGGTGTTCAGCCAGGTCACTGCGCACGTTGTAGCTGAGGTTGCCGTAGGGCGTGTACTTGCCGAACACGTAGTCCTCTTCGGTCTTGTCCTTGGAGTAGACGGCGCCGAAGGTGCAGCGGGTCAGCGGGTTGTCGGCATCGCCTGGCAGCACGTCGAGGTAGTGCAGGGTCATCTTCAGGCGGGTGGTGCGCTGACAGTTACGGGCCTGGAACTCCTGCATGCTGATGCCGAGGTGGGAGGGCTTGACCATGTCGGCGGGCGGGGTCGGGTTGACGGTGGCCGGGTCGATCTGTGGGAGGTCTTGGGTTTTAGCTTGGGCGGACGGCGGCACGCTGATCGAAGGGGTCATGGTGGGAGATCCTGTCGGTGTGGGTGTGGCGGCAGGGGATCTTGCGGGCTTGCGTGCCGGTGTGGGGGAGAGTGTAGGGGCGGGAAATGAAAAAGTAAAAAATTTCCAGCGCTGACCTAGGCGCTGTGGCACGTCAACTCCGTGCTAGAAAATAGGGGGCGGGGCTGCTCAATTTATTTTCACTTTTTCTATGTTTTTCGTTTGACGTATATCCTTATATGGTCCATTCTATGGGTGTACCAAGCAACAACGAACACCGCTCCACTGGTAGGCCTTCTTGGCTACCGCCCCGCCCCGGCCGTCTGCCTGCGCGTGGCTCGCTCTTTAACAATTAGCCATAGTTCCATTTGCGGATACCCGCGACAACACTGCCTGATTTTAGCGAAAGCCAGGCACGGGGAAGTCATGCCTTCGATAACCTGCGCAGCGGTAGGTTGTTCCATTCGATCGAGGGTTAAAACTTCCTTTCCACCTATAAGCGTAGTCGATAACCACACGGCGCCTATGCAGCATCCAGAGGGATTTATAGGGGATTAGCCTTTATCAACGGTATCAAGCCAGACTCACTACCCAACGGGTTAGTTAGATGTCGGTAAAGCCCCGGACTATGACTAGATTGTCCCCACTCTTTAACATTACTAATCGAAATACACTAGGCTACCGGCACGGGATTAGTCCGCTTATCTATTCGATATTACATACGACGACTTACCGACCAACAAACAAAAGCCAGTGCGTAACACAAGCAACTAACTAGATACAGGGTATGGCACTTGTTACACGCCATACCCTACTAGCTAAACGAATTCAGTACTTAGAAGTAACTAACCACTAACCATAGTGACTTAGATCAAACCGCTGTTTCGGCGGTTTGCCATAACTCACTAGCAATAAGGAATTAGAATCATGACTAAGCCAATCAAAACCGCCCCCGCTGTTACTTCTGTAACCGTACAAGGGCAAGTAGTAGACGCTCGCTTAATCGCTTCCTACAAGAAGTCGTTCGGCAAACATGAACAAATCCTTTCGGTTTGGGCCAATGCCGCCACTGTCCAGCTGGCGCAACATGGCAACCGTAATTGGATCGACTCTTTGTTCCAACTTCCGGTTATGACTGTTAAAAACGGCTCGCTGTCTAAACTCGGTTTGGAAGTGTTCGGTTATATCCGGGCTCACTTCCCGCGTCTGGTTTGGGACAAAGAGCATAACAAGCTCGCCTTAACCAAGCTGCAAAAGGATAGCATTCTGGCGACTCACTTTGTCGCGGTGGGCGCCAGCGCCGAAAGTGAAACGGTCGTGCAACTTCGCGACAAGTTCTACAGCGCTCACGGTGACTTCGCTTTGACTTTCACGGAATTCAAGAACCTTGAAAAACCGGAAGTCGAAAAAGAGGAAGTGGCGCCGAAAATGACGGCGGTTGCCTTCGCCAAACAGGCCGACAAAGCGCTTGAATGCTTTAAAGACAATCGCTTTGTCGGCACGGAAGAAGAAATTCTCGCCGCCATGTTGAAAGCCAAGGCGCTGTTTTTGGCACTGGACGCGCAACTTGTGGCACAAGAAAAAGCCAAGTTGGACAAACTGGCCGAAGAAGGCAAGGCGGCCAGCGCCGCCGACGTGGTCGACACGGATGCAGCGGCCAAACTTCTGGAGACCGGCCGCAAAGGCAAGTCGGCGCGGATTGGCGGCAAAGTACAGCCGGCACTGGCCACCGCTATCTAAACCCCTTCCCTACCCTTCAGCGGGGCCACAAGGCCCCGCCATGTCCACAGGATGCCTTCCATGCTCGTTGCTTCCCTTGTTGTGTCCGTGCTCGCTTCCATTGGCGGCGATACCAATTTTTACCAAACCGAAAGCTGGAAAGCCCCGACCATGGGCGAACTACAAACCTGCGCCGACATGGCCCACAGCCTGAATGTCGGCTTTGACTACCAGATTCGCCAAGGCCTGAATAAGGATTGGCAATCGAAAACCGCGACGTGTGAGCTGGTCAACGTCGGCGACGACGACGACGACAAAGCCCCGGTCGCCACTAACGCCGCTTTCAAATTCTGAGGACTGCGCCATGTTCGACAATATCGAATCCCGCGTTAGCGTCTGCCCTATCGACGGCACCGTTTTGACCACGGCGGAATATGAACCCGACGGCGTGTGTGAAGTCGGCAGCCAGTTTTTCGACTTCGCCTTCACGGCCGGCACTGGCATCACCCGCCTGCAAACCCTGACATGGGAGAATCTGGCACCAGACCTGTACGACCTGAAATTGGTCGACAGCTACACGACCACACTCCGCTGGGATCGCACACCGCGTATCACCGCCGGGTTGTAACCCCACTCCGCAGACTGGAGTCCCTTCGGCCAGGCACGCCTCGACGTGCCTGGCCTTTTTTATACGCGCGCGCGGGTGATCGCGATTGCCATCGAGTACCCATGGGAAAGCCTCGACGACGGCTCAAAAGAAGCTGAAAAAGACTTCGAAATTTTCCCATAAGTACCTGATCCATAAAGAAATTCCCTCAAAAAGCATTAAGGAATCCGACCATGTCCACGATGACCCGCCTCGCCGTAGCGATCCAAACCAAGGCCCCCGACCTGAGCGCCGACCTCGACCTGCCGCTGCACCTGATCAACATCTACGCCTGCAGCGTCTACCGCTTCGACGGCAGCAACGCCGTGCACTGTTTCATCGCCGCCGCCCACACCGCGCCGGCCGTGGCCAAGCTGGGCAACTGGTGTGTGACCCAGCATGGCTTTCGTCCGTACCGCTCGACCTGCAAGACCCCGGTACGCCGGCTGAAGATGAACGACCTGATCGAAAACCCCGGCGCCTTTGACGCCGCGCTCCAACTCGCCAAGGAGAACGGCGAGTCCGACGTGGTCAAGGCCCTCAGGCAGCTGCCGCAGTGGATCAGCGCGCAGACCGGCGTCCCGGTCCCGGAACTGGAGGGAAACGTCGCTGACAGCCTCTGGCGCGCCCTCAGCGCCGAGATCACCGCCCTCCCTCACGTAGGAGTCCAGCCATGAACCGCAACAAGGCCCCGATCCACACCGAGGACCAGATCCTCAACGCCGCCCGCACCGTGTACCAGATCGTCAAGCTGCTCAAGCTGACCCGCCAGCAGTACCTCGACATGATGGGCAGCGACGTGTTCCGCAAGGTCGACGAAGACCTCAGCCAAGACGACTTCCGCCTGCTTCAGGCCTTCGCCCGAGGGGTGCAGCAGACCTACCTGACGATCCTCCTCACCGAGCACTGCGAGTTTGTGTACTTCAACGAGGGGGTGAGGCTGACCGTAAAGGAGGCCATCCAGAAAGGTCCGGATGCGCGGGTCGGTGCCGTCTGTGGGCATCAGTGGCTGGACAGCGAGTTCGACTTCACCGAGTTCGTCGCCACGGAGCCTGACCCATGGATCTCCTAAACGCCTACCTGCTCAGCAAGGGCCTCAGCGCCTCCGCAGCGGCCTTTGTGCTGACGGTGGGACCGGTGGCCTGCCTGGCATTGCTCGGCGTGGCGTGGGCAGCCCTCAAGGAGCGTCAGGCATTGCGCGTGGCCCGCCGTCGCCGTGGCGCCACCCGTCAACCCCTGGGCAGCCAGCGCTGAGCGTGAGGCTGTTCGTTTCGGCACGAAACAAAGAAATGAGGAGGGAGTGGGTTTGCCATGCAAGGAGCGTGCCAACAGCGCCTCCTCTTACTCTTACAGAGTTAACAAGTAAGAGGGGGTATAGAGGGGGTATGGGGGAGTATAAGGGAGAGGTGGAGTCGTCGATGAGGGAGAAGAAGGAATGCAATGTTGGCATAACGTAAAAAGTGGGTTTTCGAAAAACCTAATACTGGGGGTATGCTGGGATTTCTCTGGCAGGCGTTTGTTCCCAAAAACAGTGTAAGTTAAGGCCAAAACCCACCCCAAAACCCTCAACCTCCCCTTCCACCCCTTACAAACCGACCCTCTCAGCGTCCCCAACTTTTTCCACTGCTTCTTCGACCACCTCTACAGCCCGCGTAGAATCGTCACACACGCCTTATCGCTTATACAGATTGAAGGGGTCAACCTACCATTCATCGGAAACGACCACGACAGCGTGCCTCTACTTTTTCCTCAAAAGTACCTAGGCAACGCAAAAGATGATCTCTATATTACGACGGTCATTTTCTCGTTTTTGTCAATTTCCTCGGCCGAACTTATATGCTAACCTCAGCCAACGGCAATAACTGCGCGTATACGCCTTTCGAAGGAATATCCTCATGGAATTTTCACTGCTAAGTCCCTACACCCTTGCGGAACGGGTCAAGAGCTCTGCGCTAGAGCGGCGCAAGGAGCCCAAGGCCTTGGTACGCCGGCGTGCCAGTAGCCTGAATTGCTACCTACCTGAAGGCACCTCCGCCCCACACCGCCGCGTCACCGGCGCCCTGATCGAACCGGACAGCCCGGCGATGATCCACGCCGCCATGACGCTGGCCAGCAGCCTGCTCCACGCCCTGGGCCACGGAGGGGTTCCAGCCCGCATCCTGATCAGCCCTGCCCGCTACAGTGACAAAGTACTGGCCAGTTATTGCGGCACGCTGATCAAGGCCGCACTGGGCGAGCCCACCATGGACCGCATCAGTCCGCTGCTCGTCCCCTACCTGCTGGGTGGCATGACCTACAAAGGTGTGGAGGACCTGGCCCACCGCGCGGCGGAAGTGATGGAGTTCTTCCCTGAGCCTCAAGGCAAGTCCACGATGGCTCGGGCGCTGTCCTCTGTGGGGTTTGGCGCTGATGTACCTCACATGCACAATGACGCTGATCTGGACCCCGACTACGTGGAGCCGCCGAGGAAGCGCTACAACAACCTCAGCTACCAGCAGGAGTTCCTGCTAAACCTGCCGCCGACCGACTCCTACGCCAGGCTGCTGATCGAGCGGGGGGCTTACGACGCCACCCTGCGTGGCTCCTTGTCGGCGGTAAAGGTGGGCATCATCAACACCGCGGAAGTCCTCATGGACCCGGCGGGAGGCGAGATGACCGTGGTTTCCGCCAAGGGCCGCCTCTCAGCCGACTCCACCCCGTTCACGTTTGGCCGGGCGGTGCGCAGGGTCTTCGAGAAGCCGTGGCTGGAACTCGACCTCAGCGGCGAGCCAGAGAGCCGCAACGCCGATCTGGAGATCCTGATAGCCCGCATGATCATCCAGCACCTCAGCCACAAGGTCCTCAAGACCGACAGGCTGTCAGCTACGACGCTCGTCGGAATGTCGCTAGTTACCGGCATATCAATTGCCAACTGGGCCGAGTTTGCTGTTTATGATCTGGAGCGGCGCGGCGAGACGTTTATCACCGCCGAGACCGTGGAGGAGGTGATCGCCATGGTCGAGGTGTCGCCGCACTACACCTGTGACCAGAGGCTGAGGGCTGCGGCGCTTAGCCTGCACCACCACAACACGGATAAGCTGAAGTGGGCACGCCGCTTGCAATCGCCTAACCGCCCGCTGTGGAGCAGCAACGGTGCGTTCTACGTGAACGGCATTGACCTGAAGGGATTCCACACTTATAAGCACAAGCCTTTCTCGCTAAGTCGCGACTAATGTGGGTGCTTGTCCCCAATCAATCCCCACATCTGGGGTTCCCAAGGTCGTCGGTATGAACGCTACCTCTGAGATCCGTGCCCACTGGGCCATGGTTGAATGCCTCTTCGATGAAATCTATCTCGGTCAGCACGGTGACACGCTGCACGAGCGAGAAATGATCGAGGAGTTGTTCCGCTACTTCGCCGGCCACGACCCGCGCTTCCATGCGGCAGGGTTGCGGTGGAATCCCAAGGGGTACATCGAGTATCGGGGTTGCAAGGCGGAGGGGGCTATAGCGCTGTTTCTGGGCCTGCCTACGACGCCGCGCGGGGATGCCACGCACCAGGCGGTCAACACCCTGTACAAGACGTTCGAGACCACCCTGGACTTCCGCGTCTGGCTGCGCTGGCACGTCCAGAAAATGTACGGCTTCACTGATAAACGCCGCGACCTGTGGACCGACTACCCACGGGTTTTTCCCTCAATAGTCAACGAAACCAATCACTTAGAAAAAGTTTAACTCCCTCGTTTTACGTCGGAGCCCACCATAGGACTGAGAATTATGACTGTGTTCCTCACAGACCCGCAAAACATCCGCACCGTCTACTACCACCTGCAAGGCCGCGACCTCAGCGTCTCCCAGATCGCTGCCGTGCAGCGTGACGGGCTGGACCCTGAGGTCGCCGACAAGTTGCCGGCCAAGTTCGAGGAGTTGGACCGCAACGGCTTCGAGTTCAGCTGTGACACCACGGAGCCGGAGGGTCGGCAGTGGGAGTGGCAACACGCTGACTATGGTCACTCGGCAGATTTCGATAACCTGGCCGCCGCCGTGAAGAATGCCTACTGGCACCACGTCGACCTCTACCAAGACATCTACCGCCTGAGTAAGGACGGGTTCAGTGTGGTGCCGTTCGGCGACCCTGAGACCTTCTACTGGCGCTACGTCAAGTCCGGCCGGGTCAGCCCGCTGTTCCCTACCGAGGAAGGGGCGTGGCGTGACTGCAAGCGTGATGACGAGGAGGTGCGGCGCAAGATCCACGATCACTTCCGCCCTGACGAGCATGGGGCAGCGCACCGCTCCCAAGGCCGGACCTTCAAGGAGGCAATCCGTGACCATGCCCGGCTCTTTGAAAGCATCCACGCCATGGAGCCGATGCTGGAGGAGGCGGGCTTCGAGATCACCGATCAGCACTGGAAGATGCGCGGCGAGAACTGCAGGACCGTGGTGCAAGGCGGCCGCAGCAAGGTGATCCGTTCGGCACTGGTCGCGTGGTCGGAGGCCAACCCGGCACAGTTCAGGGCCAGCATTGAGGCCTTGGACAAGGTCAGCGAGCCGGCGGCGTTTGGCACCGACCACCTTGAAGCATGGCTGCGTGAGGCAGGCTATCAAGTCACCGACGGCGGCTGGAACCACCCCGATGTCGAGCATATCCACCTGATCCAAGGTGGGCGCAGCTGTGTGGTGCTGGCGGCCTGGGCGCACTACATGCGAACCCATGCTCGTCCGCTGACTGCCGAGGAATCGCAGGCCCTGCAGGCGATGACCAAGCCCGTGCAGGTGTGGGGCGGTGACGTCCCTCCGCCGGTCGGCACCACGGTCTGGGTCACCCCGCACAACGCCAGCTGGGGCTTCACCTCCATCAACAAGGTCAAGGCGAAGGTACTCGGCTACCACGACGAATACGTCTGGCTGCGGCTGACTCAAAAGGTCGGCATGGTCCAGTCGATCTTCATCACCACCCGCGTCGACAAGGTCAGCTTCTCCGTCTGTGGGAGCGAAGCGGATGGCCAATAGGACCTACCAAGTCGGGGTTAGCTCGCTAGCTGGCGAGTTTTGGTGGTACGTGGAAGCGTTGAATGTTCGCTCCTACAGGACCTACTCGACCTATCAGCAAGCCTTTAATGCAGGGTGGAAATTCTGCGAGGAGCGTGTGCGTTGAACCTCGAACAAATCAAGGACCACCTCAACGGCCTGCCTGTCGTCTACGCGCTGTGGTGGTTCATCGAAAACCTGCACGAAGAGAGTCCCCACCGCAGCGAGGTGTTCTTCTACCTGCGGGAACGGTTCCGCGAGATGGACCCGAAGGACGAGTACAAATTCACCAAGGAGCTGATCGCAGCTCAGGAGGAGGCATCGTGACCATCAACATCCAAGCCGCCACCCCGGAGCAGCTGGTGGCGATCATCAAGGGCCACTTCAACATCGACTACACGTATCAGGACTGCCTGGACATCGTCGAGTCGATCACCCTGCGCAAGTCGCGGGGCATCCTCACCCCGAACAACAAGGCGTTGATCGCCAAACTGGAGGCACCATGCCCGCCACCGATCTGATCGGCCGTCTGGCCAACATGTGCCGCGATGCCCACAACCTGACCGACATGGGCACCCTCAAGGAGGCCATCCGAGCCATTGACCCGACGGATGAAAAGGTCCTCAGCGATTACCAGCTGGAGGCCAAGTACACCGCCGGCAGCGGCTGGGGCGAACACCCTTGGAACACCCGGGAAGAGTGGCGCCGCGAGGTGGCCGACGAGAACACCCAGCTCGGCTACTGGGCCTGGGTCCACAGCAAAGTACAGGACTAGAGGATTCCTTCCATGAACATCCCTCCCTTCTACGTCCAGCGCGGGGTCGGCGGTCAGCTGACCGACCTGCTGGTGTTCGACTGGTATTACGCCGCGTGGCCAGGCTGTTTCTGCCTGATCAGCGACAAGGCACGGTGGGTATGAAGCGCACCCCCAGCGAAATCCGCCTCTACGTCACCACCGCCAACAAGATCGTCACCGATCACGGCGGCCAGCCCACCGACTTCGAGCCGTACAACTACATCATCGCCACCAAGGCCGGCGTCCTGCTGGTGGACGTCAGCGACGACTGCTGCGTCTGCACCCGGTTCAAAGAGATTGACTCGGCGCTGACCCTCAACCTGGGTGATCGGCTGAACATCCACAGCGGCAAGTGGAACTGGATGGGTGGGTCGGATCACAACGGCGACATGTACAACCTGGCCTTGTTTCAACAGGCCTTGAGGAAGATCACATGACCGACCGCATCGTCTACCAACTGATCACCGAACCCGGCGGTGAAGATGGCCGGGACCATAACGACAAGGGCGGCACCGCGACCTACGCCACCTTTGAAAAGGACGCGGCGATCCGCAAGAAGGGCAACGACAGCCGCCTGCGCATCGAGCCGGGGGTCGTCGACACCGATCAGGTGATGAAGGAGGCCATGGCCAAGCTCACCCTGGTCGAGCGGCTGGTGCTGTTTCCACCGGACAAGAAGGTGATGCGATGAGCGTCCGATCCATCACCATCCCCCAGCAACTGAAGCTGGCCGCCGCGGCATGGGCACCGGGTGTGAAGATGCAGACCATCATCGTCGATGGCTGGTCGCGCGGCTTCCTCCCGGAGCAAACCCTGTTCGAGTGCATTCAGGCCGGTTACTCGGCCTGCCTGGCCGGACCCGCCATTGACGCCCGTTGGGCAGAGATGGATGCGGAGTACCTGCGGGTTTGCGAGGCGGAACAGTCGCCGTGTGACCCCGCCTCATTTGCTTCCACGTTCTAAGGAGCCGGTCATGAGCCTCAAACCCCCCGTTGAACCCACCCTACTCTCCCGCTACCTGGCCTACTGGGACAAGAACGCCCACGTCGACCACCACGAGGTCGACTGCCCCAACCCCGAGTGCGACGAACGCCTGAAGATCCGCCGCCCGGCCAAGGGCAGCGGCGAGATGTGGGACAGCCTGGCCGAGTGCCCGTACTGCAACGGCATCCTCTTCTACGAGTCGCGGCCTTTGCGCATTGACATTGCCTACAAGGGCAAGATGGAGCGGCTATGAAACCCCTACGCATCGTCACCCTGGCCCAGCTCGACCTGCTGCCCTACGGCACCATCGTCAGCCCCATCAAGGTGGAGGACGGCGCCATGCAGTTCGACGTCCAAGGCACCCTGCAGCTCAAGCCCAAAGCGGTCCTTAGAGGGCGTCAGGACATATGGCTGGTGCTGGTCGATGAACTGCCGGACGTGCGGATTGATGAAGGTCGGATCACCTCCAACGAATCGGTCACCCACTACGCCATCCCCAACGACTTTCACCCGCACCGCTTTGTGGTCTGGGAGGTGCCTTCATGACCCCAACCGGACGCAAGCCCAGCCAACCGCAGATCCAGAACCTGCCCGACACCCCGGCCTACGAGCTGGAGATGGCCGAGGTCAGGCTGGCGCAGCACCTCGAAAGCCCAGACCACAAGGCGCAAGTGGCCAGGGTCAAAGCCCTGTCCACCGAACTGCGCAAGGTCCTCGGCGAACTGGCTGAGACCTTCGGCACCACCCCGGACGAGATGGCCAAGCTGATCGCCCGCCGACTGGAACGTAAAGAACGAGCGCTGAAGGAGGTCAAATGAGCAGCGAGAACCGCACCACCGTAGAGGTGGAGATCAGCGCGGTGCTGGACATGGATCAGGCCGCGGATCTGGCCAAGTCCATCAGCGCCTTGATTGACCAGCAACTCGGGAACGTGACCCACAGCGTAAAGGCTGTGGCGCCGTTTGATCAGGCGTGGAAGGAAATCATCTTCGGGAGGACGACCCGATGAGCAACAACCTCACCCCGGCACAACTGGCCGCCTTCAACATGCAAGCCCGGGCCGGCGGCTGGATGGGTCCAGCCAACACCATTGCGGTACTGGCCGAAGTCGAGCGACTGAAGGCCGCCCTCAAACAAATCGCAGACGGCCTCAGCAATGAGCCGGATGTCTACGCCCAACTGATTCTCGACGGCATCCTCTAGGAGCAGTAATGAAATACATCGTCACCAAAAACGAACTCGGCGAAGAAGAGATCTTCATCTTCCCCAGCCGCTACCACCACAGCGACATGGCTGACACCGTCTGCCATCTGAAGTCGTTCAAGAACCACAACCCGGATGACTGGGAGCGTCACTACAAGGAGCCGATCGCAGCGGGCTTCACCGACGGCAAGGTCTGCCAAGGCCACAGCGAAACCCTCAACCTCAAGTCACGCGGTCGCATCGACGAGATGCTGATCGGGTAACTGACCCAACCCCGTTCCTCGGAGTCCCCATGAAACTCACCGCCGCACACGCCGACACCTGCCTGCCCAGTTACTGGGGTGGGCACCACCTGCCGCACATCCAGGTCATTGTCCACCGTGACATGACCCTGGGCGAGCTAAAGACCGAACTGAAAAGTGAACTGGTCAACGGCCCGGTACTGGGCGCCGACGCACCTGAAGAAGACGACGAGGTCTGGTTCGCCGCAGCCAGGCAGGCGGTGGACGAGATCGTGGCCGCCGCTACCCCCGGCGGCGCCATGTCTGGTGACCCGGACATCAAGTTGTTCGGCGATCTGGAACCTGAAACCGAAGAAGACGATGGCTGCGAGAGCGTGTATGCGTTCTTCGTGTTCATCAAGGAGGACGAATGAACTACTTCCAATCCGGCAGTGACAAGGTCACTGCATTCACCCTCCTCGGCATTGAGGGCCAGCTGGCCCAGGTCCCCGGCGACAACGGCCTGTGGGTCAAGCAGTCCTTCTTTGCCCGCCGCGAGTTCAAGCCAGGTGGTCGCTTCGACATCGAGATCAGTTACGACCGGGGCCACCATTCGAACACCGGAAACTCCTTCGGTATGCGCCGCGACTTCGACGGCGTGTCCGGACCACTGATGGAGCCGGAGGTCAGCAAGCACTGGCCGGAGCTGGCCCACCTGGTTAAGTGGCACCTGTGCAGTGATGGCGTGCCGATGTACTACATCGAAAACACCCTGTACTGGGTCAAGGCCGGCAAGTTAGATGTGGCCCGCAGACACTGCATGTGGCCCGACGCCCCGGAAGATCTCCTCAAGGGCGAGGCTTGTTACCTGGAGGTCGCTCTGCGTGAGCGACTGCCGCAACTTCAACAGCAATTCCGTGACGACCTGGCCGCTTCTGGCCTGAAACTTCACCCGTAACCGCACCATCCTGAGGACTGAGGACTATGGAAACCAAAGCTACCCTGTGCGGCGTGCCTGGCACGCTCACCGTCATCCCGTGGGGCAAAGACAGCCGCGACGGCAAACCCGGCCTGTTCATGCACCAGAAGTGGGTCAGCGAACGCCGCACCAAGACCATCAAGGGCGAAAAGATCCTGATGCACGCCGAGGTGCGCTTCGACGACAACTGCAAGAACGGCCACAACAGCTTCGCCATCACCGGCCACGGCTGGTACGACCACTTCAAGTCACGCGACTGGGACTTCGGCGGGTGCTGCCACGACACCATCGAGAAGGTCTTCCCCGAACTCAAGCACCTGATCAAGTGGCACCTGATGGACACGGACAGCCCGATGCACTACGTGGCCAACACGGTGTTCCACGCATCCAATCGGGACCACCGCGGCCGGCTCAAAGGTGAGCCCAACAGCTGGACCGAGCGCCTGCAGTTCGGCGAGTTCCCGATCACCTTCAGCGTCAAGGAGCATGGCTTCCTGCCGTGGCTGATGGCGGCGCTGGAGCACCGCGCGACCACCCAGAAGAGCAATGCGCAGCGCAAGAACTTCGACGTGGTCGAGGTGCCTTACGTCCCCCGGCCAGGCAGCACTGATTACAAGTTCTCGCCGAAGTACAGTTTCGACGACTGGACCGATGACTGGTACAAGTGCCCGTTCGACAGCCGGGCGGAAGCCGCTGAGTTCAGCGAGGCCATCCTGAAGTATGAAGGCAACATCAGGGTGATCAAGATCGTCACCGGCCGCAGCGAGGGCAAGGAGCGCGACTTCGACGCCGCCCGCCGCTGCGGGATTTGGCCGGACGCCACCGACGAGCAGCTGTCGCTGCCCAAGGACGAGCTGACGGCCCTGCTGGAGGAGCGTCTGCCGGCCATGGTGGCCGAGTTCAAGGCGGCCATCGAATCCACCGGATGTTTCGTCTGGGAGGCACCTCATGTACCTACAACAACTGCGTGAACTGGACTGCCGGCACGGCCACTGGCCGGGCCAGTGCGACACATTCATGTTGAACAATTGCTTCGACATCGCCGACGCGACGTTGAACAGCTGGAAGGATGCGCATGACAGCTTTGCCATGCGCATCGAGAAGCCGGGTGATCCCCGCTTCATCAGCCACGGCGTGCATTACGCCTTCACCCGCCTGGTGGTGCGTGCCTTCAAGGACGAGGGGGACGAGTCGATCAAGTCCTTCGCCACCAACAAGTTCCCCAGCGAGTGCATCGCTTATGCCCTGCTGGTGGTGTGGATCGAACGGGCCTTGACCGAAGGTGGGCGCAAGCTCGGTGAGACGGTGCGCAGCAAGTGCCAACGCTATCGCACCACCTACCACCCGGACTGGTCCGAGACGCTGCCATGGGTGACCTACCGCAACGGCACCGCCGGCCGCCACTTCGCCTCGCTGTCTGAGGCCAAGGTCTACCTGAAAGGCTACGGCGCCGAGTTCGAGGAGGCGCCATGAGCCGAGGTATTTCCGCCACCCTCTACCGGGGCCGCAAGAAGGACAAGGTCTGGACCCGGTACTACAGCTGGATGGACACCGCCATGCCCCGCGCCGTGCAGCTGACCCTGCAGACCGGCGAGGAAGGCGACGTGGTGGAGTTCGCCAGCACCGAGCTGGGCTTCCAGATCGGCGTCCTCCATGTCCGGCCGAGGAATCGTCTGGAGCTGGAGTATTCGCCGCTGGTCAAGAGCAGCCCGTCCCTGATGAAATTGCTGGGAGGTGATGTGTGACCACCAAGCCAGCGTTCCTGAAGAAAGACAGTCAGGAGCGGTTCACCACCAAGCGCGCTTGGTTCGCCACCGCGTGGAGGATTGTGGACCGCGACGGATGTGACCTTGTCCAGCCGTGGTGTAGGACCAAGAAGGAGGCGCTGGAGACAGCCTCCTCCCTTGGCTACACAATTGAAGGAGTGAGGGCATGAGGCACTGGGCGGTCCTCGCCCTGTTCCTCTTCGTCACCTACCCGACCATCAAGGTGATGACCAAACTCAAAGGCCGCAGCTGGATGTTCAAGTGGCGGCATCAACTGTTCCACCGCTGTGGAGGTGACGTGTAATGCCCTGTATCCAAACCCCTAACGACCTTGAGTTGCTGATCCACTGTCACGTCAGCCCGGATGTCCACCCCCGAGCTGACGCCCCTGCGATCATCAAAGGGACTTCCCGTCTGGTGACTGCGGGCATGATCAGGCTCGACAACAACGTCTACACCACCACGGCGAAAGGTGCGTTCTACCTGAGACACCTGCTCAAGCAGCCGTTCCCGGTGGAGACCTACGAAATCCCGGAGGTTCCCGATGACAACGAAAGTTAAGCAGGACGAGTTCCACTCGATGCGCGGCCACATCGCCGACGGCGTCGAGATCCAGATGAACAACGGCGACACCCTGACCCTCAAGGCCGTGATGCAGGGTTGGCAGCTGTTCCACGGCGATCGCCAGTGGGCACCGCCAACCAACTCGGCCTATGTGATCGAGTGCCTGGTGTTCTCCTACCCCAACCCGGAGATCGGCCCGTGAAGCATTGGTTGGACGTAGCCTGTGCGCTACTGATAGTGGTCCTCGGCACCGGCTCGCTGATCATGGTGTCGGTGGGCTGGGGTTGGATGGCCAGCGGAATGATGACGCTCTGAGGAGGGCACATGAAGTTCTACATCAACGACTCGACCCAGAAGGTGGTCGAGACATCCACGTCGTTCAGCGACGTGCACAAGCTCTACGACACCAAGGAAGAGCCGGAGGCCATCCTGCTCTCCCCGTCCTACCTGGCGCAGCTGGCAGACAGCGTCGCCAAAGGTGGGCCGATGCCCAACCGCCAGCAGTGGCAGCGCATCGCCGAACTGCTGGAGTGCCTGACCGAGGTACACAAGGAGCTGGACAAGGCTGAGTGGGATTCGGACACCGCACAAGGCATCGCCGAACTGCTGTGTGCCCACGGCATGCCGGTGCGCGACATTGACGACAACCAACTGGAGTGCGTCTGGTGCGGACAAGCCCATCACCATGACGACTGCCCGGAGAAAGTCCAAACAGAGGTGTGACATGTGCAAACTGAAAGGCCGCACGTTGACCATCCACGGTGACACCGAAACGCCTCGGCGGGTCGTGGTCACCGCCAACTACATCAATGACCCGTGCGTGATCATCCGGTTCAAGACCGGCGGCACCCTGGGCATTCACCCGTCGGAGGCTGATCAGCTGGTCGCCGACCTGAAGGAAGCGCTCAGGGCGCTAAGAGAGGAATGATGGCAGAACAAACCCACAAGCTGCTCAACGGGGTGCGTATCATCGCCACCCCTTCCATGACCGATTCCAAGACCGAGGAAGTGCCCCGGTCATGGAAGGAGCGCCTGTTCAGCCTGCCATGGCAGCCGCTGAAGAAGGTCCGCTACGTCACCACCCAGGTGCCCAGCGATCAGATCATTCGCTTTCAGGACACCTTCTTTGCCCACCCGGCGCTGATCGAAAAGATCGAAGCGGCCATCAAGAATCAGGAGGCGGCGTGAAACCCATCCTGAAAATTGCCCTGATCGTGGCGCTGGTGGTCTTCGCGCTGAACGGCCTGGGCATCACCGAGTTCAAGTCGTAGGAGGCGGTATGCCCGACTATTACGTAACCCTGCTGGCCAACGCCGTGATGTTTCGTCAAGTCACGGTGACGGCCGAAAACGAGGAGCAGGCCAAGGCATTTGCCACGGCCGGCTCCCCCTCCGATCCATCTGACTGGCACATCGAGCCGGACACCGAGATCAAGGACGTGGAAGCCACCGAAGCGGTGCTGGAGGAGGAGGTGGGCGATGGCTAATCAGTACATGTCCGGAGACATCGTCCGCTACGGGGATGGCAGCACAGCGCTGGCCAAGCTGCATGAACCTCACGCAGGAGGCTGGCACGGCGACCAGTGCATGGGCGGCACTACCTACATCGGCATCGAGCGGATTCAACGCTTGGCCGATGAAGACGACCTGCGCAAGTGGGATAAGTGTGCTTGGTGGAGAGGTGAAGGCATACCGCCGTGCTTCCGCCCCCAAATACGCATCGAGAAAGGCCGCTGGGTGGTGAATGTCCTCCCAGCGGTGCCCCATCGGTGGCAAGACCATTTCGTTGGCCTGTTCCGACAGGCCGTTGACTATGTTGCCCAGCGCAATGCGCAGGAGGGTCGATGACTGACAAATCGAAAAACCCCATGACGTTCTACCTGCCCAGCGGCACCACCCTCAACATCCCCTACGACGCCAGGCTGCTGGCCTTCGAGCACGACGGCATGGAGATCCGCCATCCGTTCATCTCCGACTGTGCCCGCTTCAGCGCCGACCCGCGCGACTACGGGTTCGTCGAGGTCGACACTGGAGGCGGCTGCCGAGCGTTGCGCAAGGACCTGCCGAGTGGTGACTACCTGCTGCTGACCGACAGCGACGGGCAGATGCTCAAGGACGGGGACAACACCGACGAAGCCCTCCTCGGCCGCTACAACAGCGAAGGGGAGCCCAAGGCCTACATCACCATGGGCGACGTGCCGTTCTCCTGCGACGAGGACGATGCACCGCGGGTCATGCTCGTGGTCATCGAAGGCGTCGAGGTGCAACGGGCCATTGACCACGTCGAAGTCAGCTCCGTCTCAGATTGCCGAGGCCATCGACGTGGCCCCTCCAAGGCCATCCCGGTGCTCTACGACGGCGAGGTGATGCAGGAAACCATCGACGGCAAAATCCACATCCTGCGCCGGTAGTAAACCCGCTAACCAGCGAGTAATATCCCAATTTTTCCGCAACCCCACCTGAAAAGGAAGCACCATGAAACACACCATGTCATCCCGATGGACCGGCCTGATCCTCAGCGCCTTCCTCTCCCTCGCCTCCTGCCTGGCATATGCCGCGCCGCCTCCCACCCTGAAGTTCTGCACCGGCGGGGTCGGCGGGTTCTACGAGGGCCTTGGCACCAGCATCGGTGGCAAGATCACCGGCGACATCGGCAACACGCTGAAGGTGATGACCACCGGCGGCAGCGTCGACAACGCCAAAAAGCTCAAGGCCGGTGATTGCGACATCGCCATCATCCAGTCCGATGCGGTGATCACCCAGCCGATGCCCGCCTCGTTCAAGGCGGTCAATGCCCACGAGGAGGTGGTCTACTGGCTGTTCCCCAAGGGCGGCAAGGTCGAGGACTTTGGCGACATGGAAGACGATGCGGTGGCCAAGAAGTACGCCTTCGCTACCGTCAAAGGCAGCGGCGCAGCCGTGACCCTCAACAACTGGATCAAAACCGACAAGGACTACGCCGGCGCCGTGCCGGTCGAGTTCAAGGACTGGTACAGCGCGGCCGAAGCCGTCGCTCAGGGCTTCACCATGGACAGCGGGGTGCGGGTCGACATCGCCGGCATGCTGTACATCGGCCGACTCGGCATGTTGCCAGCTGACATCACGTCGGACTTCGGCAGTCAGCTGATCGTCGGTGAAGTCAACGATGACTCGTTCGAAAGCGCCAAAGACGCCAACGGCAACGAGCTGTACACCCACTGCAAGATCCCCAAGGGCAAGACCTCGGGGCTCGAGCGTTCGAACAGCGTCAGCGACCAGTCGACCTACTGCCTCCGCGCTCAGGTGGTCTTCAACAACGCCTACCTGACCGGGCTGGATGAGGCCGAGACCACCGCGGTGCGCCGCGCCGTGGACAAGGGCATCAACAGCACGGTCAAGGTGGTGCGCTGATGCCCCGGATCCTCTGGCTCTTCTCGACCTGCGCCTTTATAGCGTTTGTATGCCTGGTCTACCTGGCCACGAAGGTGCCTTCGCTCTTCGTGCTGGTTGGGCTGGTGGCGATCTTCTGGATCGTCCTCAGCTGGAAGATCCGCAGGATCATTAAGAAGCGCAGTTGATTCAAGGCAGGGCTCTGGAAACAGAGCCTTGTCACTTGAGCCATCTGAAACAGCACAACGGAGACACCTATGGGACTTTCACACCGCACCATCGAAACACCCGTGTTCAAGTTCGACCAGCTCAGCGAGAAGGCCCAGGCCCACGCCCTGGAGAAGAACTACGAACGCAACGTGGACCATGAGTGGTGGGACTCCACCTATGACGACGCCGTGATGATGGCTGCCGTCATGGGCATCGAGATCGAGAACCGCCGCGGCAGCAACCCCCAGCCAGCCATCTGGTTCAGCGGCTTCAGCAGCCAGGGTGACGGCGCCTGCTTTGAAGGCACCTACCGCTACAGGAAGGGCGCCCTGAAAGCCCTGAAGTCCGAGGCGCCAGCCCGCTACAAGAACACCGAGACCAAGCAGTGGGTCGATGTCGAAGGCAACGTCGAGCTGCACGCCATCTGCCGTGGGCTGCAGGACGTGCAGAGCCGGCACTTCTACAAGCTGGAAGCGGATGTCAAACAGCGCGGTCACTACAACCACAGCGGCTGCACCCACATCGAGGTGACACACAGCGACGACCAGTACCGCGACCTCGGGGAAGACGAGGAGCTGATCAAGCAGCTGCTCCGCGACTTCATGGACTGGATCTACGCCAGGCTGGAGAAGGAGTACGAATACCTGACCAGCGAGGAGCAACTGAAGGAATCGCTGATCGCTGACGAGGTCGAGTTCGACGAGGAGGGCAACCGGGTATGAGCAAGCAAACCAAGGCCCTGGCCAACGCCGAGCGGATCGCAGACGAGGCCATCGACTGCCTGTCCCGCCTCAGCGACATGTTCCGCATCTGTGTCAATACCGCCGAGGAGACTTACCCGGAGGCGTTCGACAACGAGAAGGCGCTGCTGGACAGCGTCGACAACGAAGTGAAGCGCCTGCGCAGCGAACTTGAGGGGGATGGATGAAGTACAAACAACACCGCGTCATGGTGCGCAACGCCGACGGGGCCTGGGTCGAGATCTACCAAGGCCGCGTCGGTGAGTGCGAGAAGTTCAAGGCGGCAATGAAATTGCGGGACCGCAAGCGGCTGACGCCGATGATCACCCGCCGGAGCGTAGAGGAATGGCAAGAGATCATGACGACCCATGGGAGCCAGGCTGCGTCGTCCTCACCCACGAGGACCTGCGCGGCCGAAATCCCTACAACGGAAAGCGCATAGCCGAGCGCTCGTATTACGAACTGCTCGGCTCCATTGCGCTGGTCTGCTACCAAAGTGATGAAAACATCTCCCTGATACGGCGACAAAGCAAACTACTGGAGTGAATCATGCCCAAGAAAAATTTGAGTGACGGGACGGTCGTGAAGACCAACCTGGTGCCGCGTGAGCTGTTCAGCGGTTGCCTCCTCACGGATGAGCAGCGTAAAGAGTTCGACTACAAGACCGCCGAGGAGATCGACGACGGCTCGTTCTTCGAGTTCAAGGGGAGCGTCTGGGACATCCAGGAGTTCATGGTCACGCAGAAGGACGGCGCGCTGGACAAAGCCGGCTGGAGCGGAATCAGCGGCCAGTCGGCGTTCCACGCGGTGGTGGTCAGTATCAGCCCCAACGGCGAAGAGCTGGTCGTCGGGCAGGTGTTCTCATGAGCTACACCGCCCTCCCCTACGTGTTCGACCTGCTCTACGACATCAAGACGCTGGAGCAGCTGAACGACCACCTCAGCGGCAAGCAGCGCCAAGCCACCTCGGCCACCGACGCTGAGCTCTACGCCCTGGCCCGCGACAACAACGTGGACTGCACCGGCGTACACCGCTTCACCGCCCCAGAACCGCCGCCCTACTACGGCATGTGTGATCGGCACCTCAAACACCCTGAAGGCACACTCTGTCCGTTCTGCCGGGCCAGCCGCATGGAAGCCATGCTGGTGCGCCTGACCAAGCCGGAGTGCGGCGTGATGCCGGATCTGGTCGGGGAAATCAAACGAGCGTTGAAGGAGACAGGTTATGGCCATCATTGACCGCATCGAGTACAGCGTCTGCGAGGACTGCTTCACCGTGGTAGCCCACGGTCACAGTGATCACACCTCGGAAGCCGACGACGACCACCTGGAGCAGCGGATGATCTCCGAGCGGGGTGACCGCGACGGCTACTGGACCACCGGTGTTGAGCCTACCGAGGACGACGAGGAAGGCAACGGCTACGACGAGTTCAGCAGCTGTGACTGTGAACTGTGCAACGACGGCCTGGCCGGCAGCCGGCATGGGGTCAGCCTGATCCTGACCAAGGAGGAGGAGTGATGGACGATAAAGACACGTTCCACACCTTCGGCTACAAGGGCGGCTTCATTCACACATGCCACAACCGCACCCAGAAGTGCGAGGAAGTCAGCGTGCAGTGCTACGAAGGTGACAAGGCGCGGCGAGTGAAGAGTGTGATCGCCGCCAAACAAATCATCGGTAAATTTGCCAAAAAGCGAGATAAATCATGAGTGTACAAGCCAGCTGCAACCTCTTTAACAGCGTACAAGCTGCCGCGCGAATCCATCTCAAGGTTGGGGGATACGCTGCCTTCACCTACGGCGGTAACATGCGCATCGGCACCAGCGGTGAGGACCCGATGATCGAGATCGGCCGCCCACCGGAAACCGTCCTGATCACCACGGAGTGCATGGGTCACAAGCTGTCGCTGGGCCTGACCCATGGCCGTGACGACCCGGCGCAGGACATGGACGACTTCGGGTTCGACGCGGACAGCATCGAAGGCCATGTGGTGCCCAAGGGTGACGCCATCCTCTTCGTCGAAGGGGTCGGTGCCAAGGTCATCAACTACAAGCCGGACAACACCTGGGACGAGCTGCTGGTGCCCTATGTAGGGGACATGTTGTTCTACGGCGGCAAATACTACGGCGACTACTCCGCCGACAACGATGGAGGGGTGGACAGTGCAAAAGAAGAATCGAACAGTGTCAGCCAGGCTGCCGGAAGCGCTGCGCCAGCGGCTGGAGCATCACCTGCAGCAGACGGGACAGCAGGCCTCACACCTGCTGACTAAAGCTCTGGAAGAGTACCTGGACCGGCAAGGAAGTAAGTGAATGCGCTTTTTCGTTGACCATCAACGCAGGCTGGTCCGTACCATCGGCGCTACCGACCCGACTCCACCGCCTCGGTGGGTTGAGGTCACCGCGACGGAGTACGACCAGTTCCGCAAAGAAACCGCCAGCTACAGCGCCAAGGCACTGCGGCTACTGAGAGCCCAAGCATGACCGAACAACCCCGATCGTTGGCCCGGGTCAAGAAGATCGCCCAGAACCTGCGCCGTGCGGCGCGGGATCAGGGCGAGAAGCTGCCCTACCAGAAGTCCCTCGAACAGGCCGCGCAGCAGTGCGGCTTTCCGACCTACAACCACGCAGTGATCGCGCTGCCAGAAAGCGATCCTACCCCCGTTCCTCGGAGCTGACATGACCGATACCGTTGACCTGTGCTACCCGAAGTCGAAGACGCCTACCAAGCTCTCTGACGTCAGCTGTGCACGAGGCGCCCCCATGGGTCGCCGCAATATTCTCGAGGCGCCGGCGAACTTCACCGGCACCCTCCACCTCAACCTGATGAAGATGGTCGATTACTGCTACGACACCGGCGGTGCCTACTGGGGTGCTCCTACCTCGCTGACCGGCTGGATGTACCGCGCCTGGTATTACGCCGACGTCGGCGACGAGGTGGTGCACATCGAGATGTTCATCCGTGCCGTGACTCGCCGTGCCGCTAAGCAGCAGGTCCTGAAGGGCTTCCCCAAGGCGAGGTTCTACAAATGATCTACTTCCTGATCTTCCTCATCCACCTGGTGGTCTCAGTAGGCGCCTTCCTGGCCTTGCCGCCGGAGGAAGCCTTGAGCGTGACCTGGACCTCCGCCACGATCTCCTGCCTCGCTGCCACCGTGTACCTGATCTACATGATCAGGAAGGGGCTCAAATGACCGAGCCCCGCCCTCCTAAGTACCCCAAGCGCAAGCCACTCAGCCAACCCGGTGACAGGCCGCCGACCACTCCGAAGAGCCGGATGGGCAGCCAACCCGCCTCGGTAGTCAAGACGCCGCTGGTGCGGCTGGGTGATGGCTGCATGTTCGATCCGTCCACCGTGGTCAGCGCCTACGTCAAGCACGCTGAGTCGGGCGAGATGTCCATGGTGGTGTGGATAAGCCGGACCTCCGGCATCACCGTTCACCCGGCCCAGGTGTACGACGGCAACGTGTACAAGGCCTTTGAAAAACTGATGGAAGCCTGTGATGAATACCGAGCGAGTAGCAATTGAGCTCGGGACCTGCAGCGCCCCCGCGTGAAGACAAAATACCTTGGAGTCGGCTATGACCGTCAGCATTCACTTCAGCATCGACAGCAACAACAACGCGGCCTTTGCCGACGAGCCTGCCACCGAAATTGCCCGCATCCTGCGGGAAGTGGCCAAGCGCATCGAGGACGGGGACTTCCCCGAAGGCAACACCCCGGTGCGCGACGTCAACGGCAACAAGTGCGGCTTCTTCAGCATGATTGACGACGGGCAAGACCCCGAAGACGATTGACCTAGAAATAATCCCTAGCAATCAAATCCCTCGCATAGGATACTTCGCCACTTGGCGAGGTATCTGCGTGCCTGAAACAATGAGGTGCAGCGTGATCCATAACCAATGCAAGGTCGATGACATCGACAAAGTGATCCTGATTACGGCTCTGTCAGCGTGCAACGAGATGGAAGACCGTCTGCCAGAAGGCGAGGTCTTCCGGGTCGACGTAGGTGAGATCGGTTTGTTCTACCCGGCGGCCATGAAGGCGCTGGAGTTTGTGGCCCAGATGCACCGCCAGGCACCTGACGACTTCGACGGGGCAGCCTGGCTGGATCGGCTGGAGAGTACAGCCAGAGGGTCGTTGGCTGACATGCTGGTGGAAATACTGCTTGAGTACCCATGTAGTGAAGAAGTAATCCGTGAAGTAGTAATTGTCTGGCTCAAAGAGTCCGGCCTGTAACCCACACGACAAGGACGCCCCGTGGCGCCTAAGGATTTCTTGATGCGTGACATCAACTCGTACCCCATGCCTGCCAACTACCGCTGGCTCGGCGGCCTGGTCGCCGACAACTTCGCCGGTGGCGGCGGTGCCTCTACCGGTATCGCCCAAGGCCTCGGCTTCTCCCCTGACATCGCCGTCAATCACAACGCTGAAGCGCTGATGATGCACGAGCAGAACCACCCCACCACCAAGCACTACAACGAGTCGGTGTGGGACATCAACATCCCCGAAGCATTGAACGGCCAGCCCGCCCTGATGGGCTGGTTCAGTCCGGACTGCTTCCCTGCGAGCACCCTGGTGCTGACCAGTGAGGGCTACCAAGCCATCGACAACGTCGCTGTAGGCCAGCTGGTGTGGACCCACAACAACCGCTGGAAGAAAGTCACCAAGGTGATGACCGCGGTGAAGCCGTTGCTGCAGATCCGCGGTTATGGCCACCCAGGCTTGCAGGTCAGCAGTGAGCACCCATTCTACGTTCGCCGCGGCAAGAAGGCGGAGACGTCAGAGTGGATAACCGCCGGACAGCTGACCCGGAACGACTACTGGGCCACGCCAACAGACTTCAGCACCAGCAACTTGAGCATTCCTCAGGTGGGTGGTCGGGGTATGGAAATTAGCCACGAGTTGTTATGGCTAGCAGGCTACTACGCAGGGAACGGCTGGAGCCGCCTCGGCAATGAGCGCGCTGAACTGGTCCTTACCACTCACAACGACAAGGCAGACGGACTGGTGTCAAAGCTGCGTCACTGGTGCCCGGTGAGCGGCGGACGCTGTGGGTACAACGAGCTGGCCTGGCACCGCCGCAACACACGCACTGCAACTCAGCTGTCCACCAATCACAAAGGTCTGGTCGAGTGGCTACGCGACAATGTCGGCCACCGCGCCGAGAACAAGGCAGTCCCAGCCTGGCTACTGGGTCTGGACGAAACATGCCGTCAGCGATTCCTCGACGGGTACATGGAAGCCGACGGGTACTTCCGTGACGGGCTATGGCAGGCGGACAGCGTGGGCAAGAAGCTGATCTTCGGCATCAAGGCGTTGGCCAGTTCACTGGGCAAAAGCGTTCTGGTGTACAAGGCCAAGCCACGCGCCGTTAACCAGATTGAAGGCCGTGATGTCACTTGTCAGCCTATCTGGTCAGTTCGGTGGCGCAACGAGGTTGACGCGGCACACCAACAGTCGTGGCGTGACGAGGGTATGGAATGGGGAGCGGTCAAAGAAGTAACCGAACTGGACGAACCTGTCCAGGTGTTCAACCTCTCCGTTGAAGACGACGAGAGCTATGTCGTGGAAGGCATCGTCGTCCATAACTGCACCCACTTTTCGGTGGCCAAGGGTGGCAAGCCGGTGAAGAAGGCGATTCGCGGCTTGGCCTGGATCGTCAAGAAGTGGGTCGGCCAGGCGGACATGGCCATGGTCTTCATGGAGAACGTGAAGGAATTCCTGACCTGGGGTCCGCTGATTGCCAAGCGCTGCAAGACCACCAAGCGGGTCATCAAGCTGGTCGCGGATCCGGTGAAGAAGGACAAGAACGGAGACCCGGTGATGAACGAGGTGGTCAGCGAGCCCGGTGAGTACGTTCCTTACTGGGAGCAGGCGCTGGTGCCGGACAAGAAGCGCGCCGGCCAGACCTTCAAGCAGTTCGTCAAGCAGCTGCGCGCTGCTGGCTACACCGTCGAGTGGAAGGAAAAGGGCCTGAACGCCTGTGACTACGGCGACCCCACCACCCGCAACCGCTTCTTCCTGATGGCCCGCAAGGACGGGCTGCCCATCATCTGGCCGGAGCCGACCCACGCTGACAAGAAGTTCCTGAAGGCCAACCCGGGCAAGCTGCAGCCGTGGAAGACCGCCGGTGACAACCTCGACTTCAGCCTGGCTTGCCCGTCGATCTTCGACCGCAAGAAGCCGCTGGCTGACAAGACCATGGCGCGGATCTTCAAGGGCATCGAGAAGTTCGTGATCGGCGCCGGGGACGAGGCGTTTCTGGTGAAGACCAACCACGGCGGCAGCGACTTCCGTGGCCAGTCACTGGACGATCCGATTGCTACGCTGACCAGCAAGCACGGCACCGGCCTGGCCGCCGTCTCGCTGAGCAAGTTCAACCAGAACAGCATCGGCCAGTCGGCCAACGCCCCGCTGGACACCGTGATGGCCGGCGCCACCCGCTTCGCCCTGGTGGAAGCCGAGCTGCAGTCCGCCGCTGCCATCATGAAGTTCCGCGGTGAGTCCGGCGGCACCAGCTGCAACGCCCCGCTGCCGACCATCACAGCCGGTGGTGGTGCCGCCCGACCTGCTGGAGCACCTCATGCACTGGGTGTCCTGCAAGCGCAACTGGAGCCGGTACAGGCCAGCTTCGTCGCCACCATCGACCACACCAGCACCAAGGACACCTCACAGTCGCTGGATCAGCCGCTGTCCACCGTGGTCAGCAAGGCCCGCCACATCCAAGTGGCAGCGCTGCTCAAGCACTACACCGGGGTTGTAGGCCAGACCCTGGACAAGCCGCTGCCGACCATCACCGCCACGGATCACAACGCGGTGATGGAAGCCACGCTCGCTCCCACAGAGGTCGAGCACGATCTGGACGAGGCGATCCACGCTGCCCACATCCAGCGCGACTTCGGCAACAGCGTCGGCCACGCCGCCGATGAACCACTGGGGGTGATCACCGCCGGCGGCGGAGGCAAGTCGGCACTGGTCGCCAGCAGCTTGGTGAAACTGAAAGGTACCTGCCAGCACGGCCAGTCCCTGGACCGCCCACTGGACACCATCGGTGCCCAAGGCAACCACTACGCCGCGGTGCAGGCCTTCCTGATCAAGTTCTACGGCACCGGCGGCGCAGTCAGCTGCGACGAGCCGCTGGACACCATCACCAGCAAGGCGCGCTTCGGTCTGGTGACCTTCAAGGGTCAGGAGTACCAGATCGTCGACATCGGCATGCGAATGCTGGAACCGCACGAGCTGTACCGCTGCCAGGGTTTCCCGGCTGACTACCAGCACGAGGTGGTGATGGGCAAAAAACTTCCGAAGCATGCACAAGTTCGCATGGTCGGCAACTCAGTGCCGCCGGGTCTGGCCCGGGCACTGGTATCAGCAAACATCCCACGCTGGGCACTTGAGCGTGACATGGCGGAGACCGCGTAAATGGCAGACTTTTGCAAGGCGTGTAGCGAACAGATGTTCGGTGCGTTCGCCGCTGAAAACAACGACCTCAAGGGGTTGACCACCCAAGAAGACTGGGACAAGGGGCTGGCAGCGTCAGCCCTGTGTGAGGGCTGCGGCCCGATTCAGGTCGACCCGGAAGGCAACTGCGTCAGCAGCGACTGCCTGGAACACGGTAACCCGGGCCACGGCCTGCCATGGAAAGCGGTGGCAGCGCCGGTCTGCCAGCCGGAGGGTGGCGACAAGCACCTTGAGTACCACCTGATCCTGCGGGGCAAGGTGAACATCGAGGGGATGGACGCCGAGGCCGCTCGCAGCGCGCTGATGGACACCTTGGTGGAAGTTTCCACCAGCCTGACCAGTGACGGCGCCCAGCTCGACGTCGCTGGCCTCGTGTTCCACAGCGAAGAACTCAACGTAGCAATCAAGGATGGGGACGCATGCAATTTCGAGTAATCGCCAACAACACCAACGGCAACCTGCCTGGCCTCGACGAACGCTTCGAGACCATCGACCAAGCCAAGAAGCACGCTGACTGGTGGCACGGCCAGTCAGCGGTGTGCAACGTCGAGATCGACGAGCTGCTCGGGGTGCAGCTGACCCGCGCCAACGGCACCAAGGAATTCGGCCGGGCCAACGACCTGGATGAAGCCATGGACGTCCGTGAGAGCTGGCAGGGCGTCATCGACAACCGCAAGATCAATCGCAGCCGCGTGACCAAGGCCGAGATCGTCGGCCTACGACACAAGACCGCCGTCGCCACCCCGGAGGATGCCTTTGTCGGGAAGTGGATGGCGGAAGCGCTCGACGACCCCAAGGTGCTGCCGAGCATGAAGTACGACATAAATCGCTGGATGGATAGCAAGGAGTGGGTATGAAAGCCAAAGGTACAGTGCAGGTCCGCACCCTAGCGGGCCTGGTAGACGCGCCCCTCTTTTATGAGTGGGAGCAAGAAATTCTCGGGGCGAAACTGAAGTTCGCCCTGCACACCGCAGCCGGCCACGCCAAAGGGTTCCAGGCGCCGCTGGCGATCAGCGAACTCGGCACCGGCTTCGACATCAAGGCGGTACTGCTGCACCCGAACAGCCGGCATCCGCTGACCACGGACTCGGTGGTCAGGCTGACCTCCCGTGACGTGAAGAAGCTGGCCCTGGCAGCGCTGCACCATCTGGTCTACAAGAAGGCCGGTGCCTACATGTTCCTTGATGCCCTGGTCGGGGCGCAGATTCAGGTCGCCAAGGCAGCCGGGATCAAGGGTGTCGACATGGAAAAGCTCTCTGAGACCCATCAGGTACTTCAGGCAGAATTCACCAAGTCCGCTGCTCTGACCACGGACAAGCTGGACGGCGTGCATATCCCGGTCGTCCTCCCCTCCTCCAACCACTGCCTGGCCTGTGAAGACAGCCGGGTCCTGACCACCACCGACAAGGATCACGAAGGGCAGCCGATCGAGATCGCTTGCACCGAGTGCATCCCAGCACCTCTGGAGGCGCCATGCACGAAATGATCTTCAAGGGCCAGGTCCTCACGGAAGCCCAGCTGGCCATCCTGATGAAGCTGCCGCCTGAGACGTTCAGCCTGTCAGCGAAGAACCTGAACAAGGCCATCGACATCGCCCTGCGCAACGGCGGCCTGCCGGTGCCGGACATTGAAGTCGGCCAGGTGGTCAGCTGGTCGATCGGCCTGGAGCAGGACAAGGGCCGTGTCGTCATGTACGACGAGCGCGCTGACAAGTACCGGGTGACGTCGAAACTGAAGAAGCGCGACGTCACCGTGGCTGGTCGCTTCATCCGCACCTTGCCAGTGAAGGAGGCCGCCGATGTCACGGCTGAATAACGATCAGGTCAAGCGCATCTGTGTGGCAGCGGGTTTCAAACTAAAGCGCCAGGGCGACGGCACCATGGACTTGAACCCCTACGTGTACAAGGCGGCGGAGCAGCTGATCCAAGCGTTCTGCCTGCACCCTACATGGCTGGGCCACTCTGGCACCGGCCATGTCTTCTGCGCTGAATGTGGCAAGCCCAAGGAGCCCGCGGATGATTAGTTTCGAGCAGCACACCAAGATCCAAGAGCTCCTCTATGAGTGGGCGCAACTGTGCCAGCTGTATTGGACGGTGCAGCTGGACGGCCAGATGAGTGTCCAGGTCATGGGCTCCGTGCGCCCTGAGTTCCATGCCGTGGCGTTGCAAGGCGCCAAGCGTGTACTCAAGGAAAAGGCGGAGTGCATAAAGGCTGACCTGCATCAACTGGATTTCAACATCAGCCACCTGGCCCCCATGAGGGAGAAAATAGATGCAACCGAGAATTGACAGCATCACCTACACCTTCCGCCGGGGCTCGCCGCCTCGCAAGCTGAAGGCCGGTGACGAGAAGTACGTGAAGGGCGTCCTCATGGTCCGCCAGCATCAGCAGTCCTTCGGCCGGAACATGGTCAGCAATGGCCGCCCGGTGTGGGAGTGGGTCGTGTGGGGCAGCGAACGGGACAGGAACAGCGAGCGAGCCCGCTACCGCACCCTGCGCGGCGGTGGTATCCCTCACGGCCTTCTGGTGCCGGACCCTCCGAAGGGCTGGAAGATCCTGGAGTCGGGCCGACCGATCCCAGCGGAGCACATGACCTTCGTCCATGGCTTTGGAATTGACGGGGTCAGGGGCTGGTTCGGTCCGACTCCCAAGTTACGAGGCCGGGAGGCTGAGGTGTACGGCGAGATGCGAGCCTTCGCCATCCCTCAAACCAAGAACGAGATCCTGCGGGACCTCTTCGAAACCAGCTGCACCTGCAAGCTGCGTAAGCGGCCGGTCAGCGAATCAGCCAACGTGGCGGTCAAGAAGTACATGAGCCGCTGCCGGTGTGAAGTGAAACAAGGAGTCATCCATGCATCTACTCAGTGACAAGAACATCCAAGCCCTGGTACTGCAAGCTGCCGACTGTCAGCCCATCGGGGCGGGTGACGTCATCATGCTCTGTACCGAGCTGCAGTCGAGACGGGAAGCCGACAAGAACGGTGTTTCCGGGGTACTGGCTGACCGGTTGATCCAACGACTGAGCAACGGTGACGAGCTGGTTCCAGAACAGGTCGACGCCCTGCGTAAGTACCTGCCGGTCGAAGGCCGCGAGCAACAGCTGCCCAACGTGGTCCTGATGGATCAGCTGATCGAGCGAATCGAGAAAAAGGAAGAGATGCTGGACCGACAGGTGCTGGCGCTCTTCAACGGCCTGAAGAAGCACGGCTACTTCCAGACCATCTGCGTGGTCGACAAGCACGCCCTACACAATGTGCTTTCTGCCCTCGGCAACGTCGGCCAGTCCCACCTGATCCGCGAGATGATTGCCACCCGCGGCCTACCAACGGCCCAAGGCGGTGTACAGAACCCTATCGACCAACTGGCTGCAGACTTTAAGGCGGGACTTACCGATGCTGACTTTAACGCAAATTGAAGCCCTCCTCGCCGAGGGCCTGCGGGTTTCCCGTGGTAGCGGCCGGGACTATCGCACCGTCTGGAAGGACGACGATGGTGACCTGATGCACGCTCACCCTTCCGACGAGGCTGGTGAGGACTGGAAGAGGGTGGCAGCGGCCACGGGCTTCGAGGACGTCTACCGCCTGCAGTTCAGCGGTAGCCCGCACAAGTGCTACATCCTGCAGGAAGTGGGCAACCGCACGCTGACCAAGGTGGTCAAGTTCGCTGATCCGACCCCACCGCAAGAAGGCATGAAGGACGTGTACGTCTACGTCGTGATGCTGCGCTCCACGCCGATCAGCGATGAAGACGCCTGCGAGCTGGCCATCGACCACCTGGTCAAGCAGGGCTTTGACGAAGCCACCACCCACCCACTCCTGGTCATCTGAGGTCTCTCATGGGAATCAGCTTACAAAATTTGGTCCTGATGGATCACGAAGGCACCGTCCTGCAGCCGCTGGACCAGTGCCTCAGCGACTACCGCACCCGCAAGGGTTACAACGAGATGACCTTCACCACCGAGATGACCATCGACAGCGCGTCGGTGCTGCGCGGTGGTATGCGGCCGGAGAAGTTTGGTCTGGTCATCTGGATGGACCGCGACAAGGCCACCGCGCTGCTCGGGCAGAAGACGCCGTCCGGCATGCAGGAAGAACACGCAGGCCCTCTGCGCAGCCTGATGCTGGCCCTGCAGCATGTTCAGGCGGTCGGCGCGGCCGAGTCGATCTCGCCGAACATCGACCTGAACTCGCTGCTTGACCGCCTGCTGCTCCAGTTCGGAGCGCCACAATGACCCGAGCGTTCAAACCCTGGACCCACCAAATACAGTGGCGCAAGCCAGGCTACTGGGCGCCTGGCCCCAAGTTCAGCGACGAGGAGCAGGCCACGTCCTACGCCGAGTGCCGCGCGGTGCCGGAGAAACGCGGTGTCTACCGCGTGGTGCCGGTCAGCAAGCCCGGCGAGCTGAGCGTCAGCCAGTGCCTGGTGCTGATGAAGTTTGCCCAGGTCGAGCCGCAGCACTGGCGAGCCCGGCTGCTGCGCTTCATCACCAACCTGGAAAAGCCTCGGGGCAGCTGGACCGAAGAAGAGCTGCAGCTGATGCAGGACATCGGCCAGACGTTCCCGCTGGCAAAGATCACCAAGCTCAACGAGCGGATGCTGCGCAACAAGCTGCTGATGGCCGATGCCCGTGAACGGGCGGTGGAAATCGCCAAGGCGGTGTCGGACATCGTCATCCTCGACAGTAACCCTGAAGTGATGACCATGAACGAAGGGGCCTTTGTACAGGCCTGGGTGTTTGTCCCGAAAAGGACCGAGGAGCAGGAACGTGGACGTGAGCATGATATTGCAGCCTACCTGGCCGGCGAGACCCGGGCAGACGCTGCTTGAAGCAACATCAAGATGGAAGCGTAAGGCGCTGGAAACATTCATAAACCGCTGGGAAAAGGAGCGGTCCATCCCCTATTCCACCCTGATCGAGTTCGCCAAGGACGAGCGCTTCCCGTCCATGTCGCTCACTGAGTCGGCGCAGCGGGGGATGTTCGACCTGCTGGCGGCCGGCGTCGGTGAAGACACCCGACTGAAACTGACCCGAAGGGTGGACCGCTCAATCAGCCTGGCTGATCCGTACACCTGGACCGAGTGGATTCAATTTACCGAAGACGGCAAGGCCAGGCTGTACGGCTGGCCAGGCCTAAGCCATGCCACGGTGTTGCGCCGTGTGCGAAAGGAGTACCTGAAGTGACCGAGAAGAAAATTACCACGGACTTCGCTGCCATCGAGCAGCGGGTGCTGGAGCACTACGAGAAGCACGGTGACTTGCCGCTGCAGCCGACCAGCGCACTGCTGGACATCCACACCATCACCACCGCCATCACCCTGGGCCTGATGTACAGCGAGGTCACCCGGCCGCAGCGCAGCAACGTCGGCAAGACTCTGAACTTCGCCATGCTGTACACCCCCGGCGCGATGTGGGAGGTGCCGCAGGAGTCGGTACTGATGGCGATCTGGACCGACGAGGAACGGGTCCAGCTGTGCCGAAAACTAGGGGTCACACAGACGGTCAACCTGTACAAGGTCCTCACCCACCACTTCAACACCGCCTACAAGGGGCAGCAATGAACATCACCAACGAAGTCAAAAAGCACCTGATCGCCGAAATGATTCGCCACGCCGCCAAACGCCAGGCAGCGCCGACAGCCAAGGCGGCCAAGGCGCTGGACAAGCTGTGGCGCCAGCTGTTCGCCAAACACATCGAGCTGAAGATCCCGGAGGTGCCCCAGGCACGCTGGGCTGAGTTGATTCAGGAGCAGATCTTCAGCGGCATGAAGGGAGTGGTCTACCTGGTCACCAACAAGGTCGGTGACAAGCACAACACTACCGAGAACACCGAGCTGGGCAAGATCGCCGTCGGCTACGCCAGCAAGCAGAAAGAGCGCGAAGCTGACAAGGATAAGTGGGACGAAGTCCGCCGCGCGGTCAGCGCTGAGTGGGGCGGGTTCCTCAACTTCACCAGCGTGTACACCGGCGGTTACGACTTCCACTACAGCTGGAAGACCAGCCACGCCGACCTGCCAAGCATCCGTGGCCTGGGTCACATCTTCCACCCCGACGTGGTGATGACGGACAAGAACGACCCTCGCCTGCCCTACTCCAAGGCCGCCTACCAGCTGTCGCTGCAGGTCGATCGCCTGATGGCCTCGTTCCTCGCAGTACTGAAGGCAGCGGGTGAGATGCACGACGATCTGACCAAGATCCTCGCCTCGATCCGCACGCTGAAACAGCTGCAGGATCAGTTCCCCGAGGCGGTCGACTTCCTACCGGAGGAGTTCACCAGCAAGGTACGCAACGTCAAGCAGGTGGCCGACCCACGGCTGGTCAGCCGGGCTCGCACCATGCTGATGACCGGCATCCCGGATTAACCCGTAACACTGGCCGTTGGCCCAGAAGGAGAAAGTGTGGAACGCATAAAAACTGAACTACTGATGATCGTCAAACAGAAGGGCGACACCGGCACCACGGCGCAGCAGCGTCAGTGGATCGACTATTACGTGGAAGCGCTGGATCAGTTCCTGCGGCCGGAAGGCATCAAGGCCTTCACCGCTGAACAGCTGCGCGACCCTTACGTGGAGTTCGTCAAAGGGTTCCTGGCTACCGGCGACCTGGAAGAAGCGTCGAAGGACGTCGTGCTGTTCTTCCATACTCAGCGGCACATGCGGGATAGACCCGCCGCCGACGTGTCAAGCGGATCCGTCGTAGATATTTTCTCGCCGAGATCTTGACCGGGAGGGCACGGTTCTTTATCGTGCCCATCCTATAAGCATATAAACATATAAATTTATAAGGTGACGGGTATGGGACTGAACAGCGGCCAGGTCATCGGCGTCAACGGGGCGCTCGATGCCTACGAAGAAGGCAAGCCTGGCTTCACCATCATTGGCGAAGGCGGCACCGGTAAAACTTTTTGTGTCATGGAGTTGGCCAGCATCCTGATCGAGGGCGGGGTCAAGGCCATCTTCGTGGCGCCCACCAACAAAGCCGTCAAGCAGCTGGAGAAGGCCGCGCGGGCAGCGGGGCTGCCGATGGACAAGGTCGGCTTCAAGACCGCCCACAGCGCCCTCGGCCTGTCCATGATGCCCACCGACGAGAAGAAGCGTGCGGTGCAGGTGCGGGACAGCGTGATCGGCGAGTACCACGTCCTGGTCTGCGACGAGATGTCGATGCTGGGCGAGTACTTCCTGTTCGACTACTTCCTGCCGGAGCTGGAGGCTCAGCAAGTGTTCTGCCTGATGATGGGCGATGACATGCAGCTGCCGCCGGTGAAGGAGACCACCTCCAAGGCGTTCGGCCTGTTCCCGACGGTCGAGCTGACCCAGGCGGAGCGGCAGAAGAACAACCCGGACGGAACACCGAACGGCATCCAGCTGATCACCGCACCACTGCGAGCCGCGATCAAGAACAAGGAGACCTTCCACTTCGACTTCGTGCCGGAGAACAACGTCACGGTGGTCAAAGCTGCCCACTTCCTGAAGACGGTGGTGGATCAGTTCGACCTGACCACGGACCTCGAGGATGTCCGTGTCCTGGCGTGGCGCAACTTCCGTGTGGATGACATCAACAACGCCATTCGCGCCAAAATCTACGGCCCTAACGCCGCCCGCTTTGAGCTGGGTGAGCGCCTGGTGACTGCCAAACCGATCAGCCGTGACGGCGACACCATCCTGTCCACGGACGAAGAGTCGCTGGTTGGCGCGGTTAGCGAAAGCAAGATGTTCGACGAATATAGCAGCACGTCGTGGAAGACGTGGCTGGTCACGCTGAATCCTGTGTATGCTGATGTGAAGCAAGTCTTCGCTCATGTGCTGCACGAAGACGAGTATGAGCGGTTCGAAGCTCACTGCCAGAAGATCAAAACCAAAGCCCTCGAAGCCGCCAAAACCGGGGGCAACGCGAGCTATCACTGGCGGCAGCTGCACAAGTTCACTGACCTGTTTGCCGACCTCAAGTATTGCTACTGCATCACGGTCCATCGCAGCCAGGGCAGCACCTTTAAGCGTGTAATGGTCGATGTCAAAGATCTGCTGGAGAATCCAATCCGCAGTGAAAGGCAGCGGCTTTTGTACGTGGCGTTCAGCCGGCCACAACAGGAATTGCTTATCAACAAGGTGGGGTTCAAGGCTTGAATCCTACCCGTGCCAATAGGAGCCTCACATGAAGGTCGTCAAAGAAGAGGTCGGGCCTACCCGTACCCCGATCGACTACAACAAGCTGGCTGATTTCTACAACTCCGCCGAAATTGGGGGCGCCGTCGAGATGGACGAGCAGGTCTACAACATCACCCTGTTCAAAAAAGCCCTCAGCCGCCGTGACCTTGAGCTGGACGTTGACTTCACCGCGTTCAACAAGGACGGCAAAACCCTCGTTAAGCGTCTCTCCCAGGCCCGTATGACAAAGGATTGACGCCATGTATTACTTCCTTCAGTTCAGACCGGACAAGAAGGAACCATGGCGGATGTACACAGAAGAGCAGCTGCAATCAGCTGAGCTTCCGAAGTCGCCTGCGTTCAGAACCGTCCTGATGGTTGACCAAAACCCCGAAGAAGTCTCTGAAAACGGCCTTAACGCCGTCGAGACTGTGCATTACATGGGTCCGATGTACCTGGACTTTGACGACGCCGACGACATCGACCAGGTGCTGGCTGACGTCAACGCGGTCCTCGACTACCTGATGAACAAGCTGGACATCCCGGAGGAGTTCATTCACTGCTGGCTGTCCGGCGGGAAGGGTGTGCACATCACCATCCCGGCGCAAGTGTTTGGCGTTAAAAAGCCGACAAAGTTCCTGCCGATGATCTATCGGGAGATCATGCTGACCATCATGAAGGGCGCGCACCTGGAGTCTCCGTGCAGCCTGGATGAGTCGGTGTACTCCTGTGGCCGTGGCCGGATGTGGCGCTGTGAAGGCATTCCACGCCCCGGCAGCGGCACCTACAAGGTCGGCACCACGGTCAACGAACTGGCGCACATGAACAGCGAGGAATACCACTCCATCGTCGCTGCACCGCGCCCTGTTCTGGCCCAGCCGCAGCCAGGCAAGAACGTCACCTACGCCAAGGCTGAACAACTGCTGAAGGCTGCCAAGACCACGGCGCAGCGCAAGGTCAAAGCCATGAGCGCCGCCTGCGTGGTGCCCAAGGAAGCCATGCGTGAGTGGGACGGCATCCCTGGCTGCATCGAGAAGCTGATCACCGAAGGCCACGCTGAAGGCTCCAACTGGAACCAGACGGCAATGCAGCTGGCAGCCTACATCGCTGCCCGCTACGAGAAGTCGGAAGAGAAGGAGTACATGGAGCTGCTGGTGCGCCCGTTCGTGAAGAACGTGGAGTCGAGCAGCCGGCCTTCGGAAACCGAACGCCTCAAGCATGTTCAAGGCCAGCTGCACCGGACCTTCAGCGGCTCGATCAAGTTTGCGCCTGGCGCCCTGATCGCAGCGATCGGCACTCCATGCCGTCAGTGCCCTATCTGCCGTTCGGATGTGGCCAGCGGCGAGACGACCCAAGAGAACGTCAGCAACTTCAACACGCAGGTCCGCATCCGCTGGGACCCGGCCGGGTACTTCTTGGTCGGTGAGGACAGCAGCCGGCAGCTGACCAACTTCACCTTCTGGCCGACGCTGGAAGTGTTCGAGTTGGAGCCCTACACCACTGACAAAGGCTTCACCAGCTGGCGCAACACCGAGCGCAAGGAACTGGTCGGGAAACTGATCGTGGACGGTTGCGACGTGGCCAGTGAGGTGTCGTTGTCGGAGCGCGCCTGGAGTTCCAAGCGTGACCTGATCTCCGGCGTTAAAGGCCGGGACGCAGCGGTGTATGCCGGCGACGGGGAAATTCAAAAAATACTGGTGGCCCTGCTGAAGTTTGCACGGGACAAGACCGAGGACAAGGAGTTAGACAAGATGATTCGTGCGAACGTCTGCGGAATCGTGCTGGACCGCGGCGAGAAGGGCACGGTCGCGCACTACGTCGAAGCTGGCAACGCCATCACCAACCTGGGTGGGCGCAGCCCGTACCGCTTCAACGGCAATGCGCGGCAGTCGCCTGCGTTGATCAACGGCAGCAACCCGCTGCAGGACGATGAACAGCTCGCCACGGTGATGAAAGCGCTGTGCAAAGTGAATGAACCGGTGGCCGTGGCCCAGATGCTGGGCTGGTTTGTCTCGTGCCACTTCCGTGAACACATCCAGTTCGAGGAACCTCAGTTTCCGCTGATGAACATCTTCGGCAACGCCGGCGCTGGCAAGTCCTGCCTGGCCATGCTGATGGCGATGATCAACGGCATCGACTACACCAAGGCCGAACTGCAGAACGTCGAGGTCGGCACGCTGTTCCCGCTGACCAAGTACGTGAGCAGCAGCACCACGGTGCCTCGGCTGATCGAAGAAGTGAACCCGGTGCAGCTGGGCAACACCCGCTACGGTGCCATCCTCGGCATCCTCAAGGCAGCGTGGAGTCATGCCCCTATTCAGCGTGGCCGTATCGGCGCTGACCGGGAGCTGGCTGTCAGCGAGGACCGTGTTTCGGCGCCGTTGGTGTACACCAGTGAGCAGTCCGCCACCGCTCCTGCCCTGCGCAGCCGCTCGGTGGAAGTCCGCCTGCAGGCCAAGTCGCTGCAGAACAAGGTCTACCGCGACAACTACCGGGTCTGCGTGCAGAACAAGCAGGCCCTGTTGCGGATGGCCCGGGCACTGGTCACCGTGGCACTGGGGACCTCCCCTACCGCGCTGCTGAAGATCTTCCACAGCAAGGCGGAGCAGATCCACGCCGGGATGGAGGACCGCCCTCGCTGGGGCATGCAGTGCTGCCTGACCGGGCTGCACATGCTGATCCACACCATGACCGAGTTCGGCGTCGACGGTGTCGAGGACATCCGCTGGCTGGAATCGGAGCTGATCACCTACCTCGGCGGTCGTGTGACCGAAGTGGAACGTGGCAAGTCAGCCTCGGAAGTCGACCGCGTTCTCGGGTCGATGAACATCATGGCGGACGACACCTTCGAAGACCGCCTGCGTCTGGAGGCCGGCAAGCACTACTGGCGCCAGGGCGACTCGCTGTACCTGGTCCTGCAGTCCTGCCTACCGCGTTACCATGCCTACTCACGGATGGTTGGCGAGGTGCCGGTGATCCGCCAGTTCCAGCAGCTGACTCAGCTGATTGAGGGTGAGGTGTACTTCGAGCGCATCGAGCCGCACCCGAACAACAACGAGATCGAAGTCTACGTGATCAACGCCAAGCGCCTGACTGAGAAGGGTACTTCGCTCAACAACTTTGCCAGGGAATCGGAGCCAGCAGAATGACGGAAAATTACGCAGACCCGGTCGACCGGGCGGTTGTTGAACAGGAACGTCTCCTCGAGGAGCAGCTGCGGATCGCCCGTGAAAAGCCAGTCCCACGACTGGCCTACGTCGGGTCCTGCCACAACTGCAGCGAACCGTTGCCGGATCCACAGCGCTTCTGCGATGTGGACTGCCGCGACGATCACGAGAAGATCCAACGAAGCAGGTCACAGAGGGTTTTCTAATGGGTGTAAGTCTTCACGACTTGATGCTCACGGTAGGGGTGGGCAACCACCCCGACTGGTTCTCAGAGATCCCTCTGCCGAACTGGCCGATGCCGCATCAACTCGACACGATCAAGGTGTATCCCTGGAACGACCGTTACGGGGATTTTTCTGAGCCCGGTACAGGCAAGACGTACCCGGCCCAGGTCCACGCCATCATGATGGCTGCCATGGGCAACAAGGTGGTGTTCACCACACTGCCTGGCCTGATCCCTCAGTTCATGGAGGAGTTCGAGATCTTCTTCCCCGGTATCGGGCAGAAGCTCAAGATCGAACACATGGACTGCACCGCCACGCAGAAGCGCAAAAAGGAACAGGTCTGGAACGTCGAGGGCTGGCCGGACATTCTGGTACTGTCCTACGACATCTACCGCCTGTACAACGACAAAAACCCCCGCAAGAAAATCGGGAATAATCACTGGAAAATCAGGAATATCAATGAGTTAGGTACGAATTTAGAGTTCGCTACCAGCTACTTCATTGAGGAAGGGGACAACAAGGGCGACCCCCGCTTCCCCAAGGCGCAGCCGTACACCCGGGACGGTCGGCAGATTAACGTGAAGAACGGCACCGCCAAGAACCCCAAGCAGATGCTGCTCAAGGAACACGGCTACAACGTGTTGTTCTTCGACGAAGGCGATGCACTGTGCGGGCTGGAGTCGATCCTGTCCGAGTCGGTGGCCGAGATGAGCATGCGGCTGAAGGACGACGTGGCCATCTACGTGATGACCGGCACGCCGATCCCGACCAAGCTGCACAACGCCTACGGCCTGATCCGCCTGATCAACCCGGAAGCCTACCTGAACAAGGCCTCGTTCCTGCGGCAGCACTGTGAGCACGAGGAGTTCGAGATCCCGCTGCCCAACGGCAAGTCGAAGAAGATCAAGCAGATCGTCGGCTACTTCGACACGGAGAAGATCTACGACTCGCTGTGGAAGAACGCCAGGCGGGTGCAGAAGCGCGACGTGATCCCGATGCCGGAGCCGGTGATCAGTGAGGTGCCGGTCAAGCTGTCCGGACGCCACCTGAAGCTGTACCGGCAGGTAATAAAGGATCGCTTCGCGGTTCTCGGCGACCTGGTGCTGGCACCGGACAACGCCAGCGCCCTACGGCACATGGCCCTGCAGCTGATCAGCTGCCCGACCAAGTTCGACCCCACCCTCACCGAGTGTGACGAGTTGTCCAAGGCCACCGGGCAGCTGGTGGACTCGATCAACCCCGGGCCGAAACGCAAGCTGATCATCTTCGCCTTCTACCGCCAAGCCATCGAGCAGCTGGCCATGCAATTCGCTCACCGCAAGGTGGCGGTGGTCTACGGCGGCATCGCTGACCGCCAGGCCCAGGTGGAGAAGTTCCAGAAGGATGACGAGTGCGAGGTCATCGTGATCCAGTGGGTGTCCGGCGGCGCCGGGCTGAACCTGCAGGTGGCCAGCTACATCATCTTCTATGAGTGTCCGACCTCGCCCAAGGCGGCCAAGCAAGCGATTGCCCGTGCTGACCGAAACGGCCAGGTCAACGTGGTCAACGTGTACTTCATGAGAGTGCGAGGCACGCTGTCCGACAAGAACTTCAAGGCGCTGTTGGCCAATGAAGAAAGCAATAACCGGGCGATCAAAGACAAGCACGATCTGCTCTTTGAACTGCTCGGTTGACAGAGGGTGTGCAGGCTCTGTATAAATCAGCCTGCGCTAGCGGATTCCTCGCTAGTTGCCGATGAAAACGACGATGAACCGAAACTAAAATCCTACTGAATGAGATACTGATCATGGCTCTGAAACGCGCAGCAGCACCAACCGAAGACACCACCAAAACTGCAGCCGCTACCGCCGCTGAAGCAGTCAAGGAAACCGTCAAAGAAGTCGAGACCGCCGCGGTCGAGACTCAGGCGCAGGTTCAGGAAGAACCGGTGGTTGAAACCCAGCAACAAGCGGAAGCCGAAGACGTTCAGACCGCTGCCGAAGCGTCGGCCACTGAGCAGCCTGCAGCCGAAGCAGAACCTGTCGCCGAAGCAGCAGCCAAACCGGCCGCCGCCGCTGAAGTACAGCCGGAAGAGCGCGCCACCAATCAAGTGGCGGTGAAACCTGAAGGCGGTGCGGTACAGGTCAGCAACACCGAGCGTCAAGCCAACGCTGCACAGAAGTTCTCCCAAGAGATGGCCGAGCAAGGCTTCGAAGGTCTGAACCTCACCGGCATGTCGTTCGACCGCGTCAAACTGGCTGAAGGCACCTTCCAGCTGGGCAGCGAAGAGGTCAACCTGACCGACACCATCAACGTCAACATCCTCAGCACCCGCAACATCTACATCGTCCGCCAGTTCGCTGGTGACGGCGCTGAGCTGTACTACAGCTACGACAAGCAGGGCCTGACCCTGTCCGACGGTAGCAGCGCTCAGGAAATCCGTGACACCTGGCTGGAAGAAGGTTACGGCACTCCTGACGAGCCGCTGGACATCAAGGAATACATCGAAGCAATGGCGCAACTCAAGAATCGTGAAGACGAGTACGACGAGCACATGGTTTCGCTGTCCATCCCGCCTGCGTCGAAAGATCGTCTGGCCGGTGCCATCGCTGTCGGCGTGCGTAAGCACCTGTGCGCCCCAGGCGAACTGATCCTGCAGTGCAAAGTCGGCAAGAAAGTAGGCTCCGGCGAGAAGGCATTCCGTCCGTGGAACTTCTCCGCTGTAGGCCGTCTGTAAGCCTGTGATGTGACTTCAGCCCGGCCGGGAAACCAGCCGGGCTTTTTATTCCCAAAATTTCCCAAGGACTACCAATGAACCTGTCTCCTGCTACCACGCTGATCGACGTTAACCACCCGCTGCTGAACGACATCGACCCTGAAAAACGCCAGATGCTGGTGGATAAAGAGTTCGACGTGATGGTTGCCGAGCTGGCCAAGCCAGGCGCGGACATCAAAGCCACGCTGTCCTTCTCTGGGTTCCTGAACCTGCTGCAGCTGTCCAACAAGATCATCGACAAGGGCAACGAGCTGGACCGCCTGAAGAAGGCCGTGATCTACAACAAGGACATCAACACCCTGCCGGAAGTGGTCTACACCACGCTGCCGAGCAGCCAGGGCCTGGCCGCCGCTTTCGACGCGCTGGACGCCGACAAACTGCACCTGCTGCACATGGCAATCGGCCTGGCTGGTGAAGCCGCTGAAATGCTCGAGCAGATCGTGGCCCACGTACTTGGCGCTCCTCTGGACGGCCACAACGTCCGTGAAGAAGCTGGCGATGCAGCCTTCTACACCGTCGGCCTGCTGAACGGCATTCAGACCCACACTGGCGAGGCGTTGTTCGCCAACGTGGTCAAGCTGTTGGGCAAGCGCTACAAGCACGGCTACAGCGACAAGGCTGCCCAGGAACGCGCTGACAAGCCGGCCGGCGAATAACCCTCCGCACTTCCGTTAATCACTCAAGCAATAAGGGATCACCTCATGTTCAAGACTCTTGGAAAAATGTTTGGCAAAGGCAGCGTGGCAATGAAGAAGGTCGAAAACAAAGACCTGATGGAAGCCATCGTCGGCGGCAACCTGCTGATGGCCGCCTCCGACGGCGTCATTGAAGACAGCGAGCTGAAGAAGCTCGACGCCCTGGTCCGCTCCAACCCGGCGCTGACCCACTTCGGCCAGGAAATCAACGCGGCGATCCAACGCTTCTCCGAGCAGCTGAAGGCCGACTTCTACCTCGGCAAGATGTACATCAAGCGTGAGCTGCTGGACGTGGCCAACAACTCGTCAGACGCCGAAGAAGTCATCGGCAACATGGTAGCCACGGCGCGCGCTGACGGCGAGATCGAGCCGGCTGAGCTGGTCATCCTGAAGGAAGTAGCTGGCTGGATGAACGTACGCCTGTCGACCTTCGGTATCGAAGAATGAAGGCCTCCACAGTGGCAGCCGTGGGCACCGCCGTCGGCGTAGCAGCCGTTGTAGTCGTAGGCCTGGCGATCAACGCAGCGATCAACTACGGCCAGTGCCAGTGGTACGGCTACCAGACCGACCGCACCGTGAAGTACGCCATGGGCGTGGGCTGCATGGTGAAGAAGGACACGGGCTGGACTCCGAAAGCCGAACTGCGCACGGAACAGTAACCACCTTGCTCCCGCCTCACGGCGGGAGCTTTCATTAGGGGCAGGACATGAACATTGTTTTTGCAGCGCCGGCAGCGACCGGCAAGACTCACTTCAAGGAGGCGCTGAAGGCGCACTTCAAGTGTCAGCAGGCTTACGACGACGGCGAGATCAACGGCATCCGCTGGCCCAGCAACAACGGCCCGCACGACACGCTGATCCTCTGCTGCAATGACCGCTCAGATCAGCCTGGGCGCCGACTGAGTCGAGAGGAGATGAACGCAGCCATGGTCGCCGTCGGCGGGATTCCGATCTGGAACGATGACGGCAGCGTCAACATGAACGGCAAGCGTGCGGTACTGGTCAAGACCAAGGGAGCAAAGAAATGAAGGCTGAATTAATTGATCACATGGGCAGTGACCTCACGGTAGTCAACGCTGCCCGCGTGTCGTTTGATAAAACCAGCGAATTTGCAGACGCAGACGGTAACGTAGAGCTGCTACCAGGCAACGTAGTGCAGCCCACCGGTAAGTACCTCCGAGAGGAGGACGTCAAGCTGATCAAATACCTGGCCAGCCACGGACACTGGACACCGGCATCCCACCCGATCATTCAGCTACGCGAGACGGTGCCGATCTTCGTGGCCCGACAACGCTTCAAGCACATGGTTGGGTTCACCTACAACGAGGTGTCTCGCCGGTACGTGGACGACACCCCTGAGTTCTACGTGCCAGAGATGTGGCGCAGCCGGCCGGACAAGAGCATAAAGCAGGGCAGCGGCGGCACGCATCCCAAGACGCAGTTCTGGTCGGATCGTTACGGGGTCTTCATCGCAAAAGCTGAGCAGCTGTACAGCGAGATGGTCGCCGACGGTGTGGCACCGGAGCAGGCCCGTATGGTACTGCCTCAGTCCATGCTGACCAGCTACTACGTGACCGGCAGCCTGTATGCCTGGGCTCGAGCCACCAAGCAGCGGGTAGACGCGCATGCCCAGTATGAGATCCAACTGCTGGGTCATCAGTGGGACGCAATCATTGAACCCCTCTTCCCAGTGTCCTGGGCTGCATTCTCAAAGGGCTGACCATGTACTACGAATCCCTCGCTGAATACCCGGTCTCCATTGATCTGGAAACCGCCGGCCTGGGGACGCAAGCGCCGATCGCAGCGATCGGCGCCGTGCGCTTCTCCAAAGACGGCACCGCGCTGCCTGGCTCCGCGAATGAGTTCTACGTCGCCGTCAACCTGGAAAAGCAGACGCCGATCGACCCTTCGACCTTCTACTGGTGGCTGGAACAGACCAAGGAAGCGCAGCAGGCGATCCTCGAAGGCAAGGACGGGCTGAGCCTGGGCAACGCCCTGCGCAGCTTCAGGCAGTGGCTGCAGGCCGACCTGCCAATGGTGGGCAGCAAATCAAACTTCACCGGCGAGATCTACATCCGCGGTGACCGTGACAGCGTCTGGCTGGAAGAGGCGTTCAAACGTGAGGGCGTGGCCATCCCTTACGAGTTCCGCAAGGTGCGTGATCAGCGCACCCTGGTCGACTTCGCTGAAGGCCGTGGGCTGGTTATGCCACATCGCAGCACTGTTCTACACGATGCACTCGCTGACGCCATCTATCAGGCAGAATGTCTGCAGGTGGTTTTCTCTAAATATCCGGAGGTATGGGCATGAAAAAGGTATTGAAGTTTCCATTGGAGTTGGGCATGAACGTGCTGGAAATTCCTGGTGGCCTGGGCGGCGCGTCTGTGCACTTCCAGCCTGACCAAGTGTCAGGCGTGGTGCAGCTGTGGACGATGGCTGACATGGACAAACCGACCTGGACCGCCAACGTCTACCTCACTGTGACCGGCGAGGAGCTGGACATCGAGCACCTGGGCAGCTTCATCGGCACAGTCCTGCTCAACGGTGGGACTTACGCGGTCCACGCCTTGCTGGTTTGATCTGAATCAAACAGGGAGTATCAATGACGAATCCACTTCAGATCATCGACTTCCGTGCTTGTATCAAACACGCCTATTACGGCGTGTCTGATAAAACGTTGCACTGCACGAAACTCGATCGCCGGTTTGCAGATTGGCAAGCCGGCGCGGCGGACTTTCTGACCCGCTACATCCGCCCTATCCTTGAGAAGGGCGGTTCCCCGCGTGAAATGCTGGTGGCACACGACGCCGGCAAAGCCTACCGCCTCGGTATCTACCCGGCCTACAAAGGCCAGGCAGCCAAGGAGGACAAAAACAAAAGCCCGATAGAAATTGCTCAGTACAAAGAGCTGTCGGTGTGGGCACGCAAGTTCTTCGCAGCCCTCGGTGCCACCCAGATGTTTGTGGAGAACGTCGAGGCGGATGACCTCATCGGCTGGATCTGCAACACAGTCCCCGGCCCGAAGGATGTCAGCACGGTCGATGCCGACTTGCTGGTACTGGTCAACCAGGACACCATCGTCACCCTGAAGAACGTCGCCCACCACGCCGGCTTGAACGGCGAAGACGGCGTCTACCCGGAAGGGATGGAGCTGGCTGGCCTGCCCTACCGGCTGACCAGCTTCGCCAAGTCGATCATGGGCGACACCTCGGACAACTACCCCGGCGTCAAGGGGATGGGTCCGGCGAAGATCCTCAAGCTGCTGGAGGCCTACGGCGCCGACGGCCTGGACGAACTGGCTGAGATCGTCGCCAAGGGCAACACCGACCTCCTCGATGAGACCATTGCGGAGTCCGGCGACAAGATCCTGATCAAGCTGCGCGAGAACTTCGGTGACTGGCGGATGGGCTGGAAGCTGGCCAACCTGAAGCCGGAGCTGTGCTGGAAACCCCGGCTGAAGAAGCTGACCAAGCCGAAGATCCACAAGCGTGTACCGGACCCGACGGCGCTGTACAACTGCCTGAAGGAGATCGGTTGCGAGGACATGTGGGAGGCGGAGTACAGTCACCTGATGCCGGTGCCGATGATCGTTGACTCGACCAACTGGGACAAGCTCAAGGAGCAGATCTTCGAAGAGATCAAGGCGGGCGACAAAACCGCGTTCGACTATGAATCCTCCGACAAGAACCCGATTCGTGACTTCCGCATTGCCTCGACTTCGGGCAGCAATTTCGTCGACATGCTAAGCCAGGAACTGGCCGGTGCCTCGTTCCAGTTCGGTCGCCACTTGGAGAACGTGATCTACATCCCGGTCGACCACCGTGACTCGAATAACGTCAATAAGGACGTGATCCTTGAGATCCTTGAATTCGCTGGGAAATACACCCGGCGGATCGCTCACAACGCCCTGTTCGAAGGCGTCGTGACCCAGACCAACCTCGGTGTCTGGCTCAAGGAAATCGAAGACACCCGGATCATGCAGCGCTTCTACGACGAGAACATGGAAGCCGGCCTGAAGGCGTTGTCGCTGAATTACCTGGGCTACGAGCAGACCTCGTTCCAAGACACCCTGGCGGCCGGTAACGGCGGTGAAGGCGTCAGCATGATGTGTGAGCTGACCGCTGACGAAGTCTTCACCTACGGCACCGACGACAGCCTGGTGACCGGCCACCTGCACGACTTGCTGGAGCTGCTGCTGAAGCTGGACGGGCAGTGGGACTTCTACCGGCGCTGGGCAGTACGGCCGACCGAGGTGCTACAGCGCTCCTACGTGGCCGGTGTCGACATGAACTGGGCGTGCCAGAAACGCATCCACGCTCAGGACCTGAAGACCATCGAGGAGGGTATGCTGGAACTGCGTGCCATTCTGGAGAAGAACGTCACCGGCAACATCACGCCAGGCTGCAAGTCGCTGATTGACGCCGAGAAGGATTACATCTTCCGCGGTGCCAAGAAGAAGGCTGAAGGCAACGTCGACGTCGCCAACTCGAAGGTCGCTGAGTGGCGCAAGAAGCTGGAAGCAGCCTGCCAGTACACGCCGTTCCGCGAGGAGTCGGTGATGCCGGACTTCGCCTTCACAGCGAACCAGTTGGCGCCAGCCCTGCTCAACCTCGACCTGCCACCGCTGGAGAAGTTGACGCAGAAGGCGATCACCGAGTGGTACTACGAGGTCGGCGTGGCTGGCTTCGAAGACGAGTGGAAGGTCACCGACGATCAGCGTGAGCTGATCAAGGCGATCGCCACGGCCGTTGCAGCGGGCTGCCTGAAGATGGGCGACCTGCGCCGCGCGGCAGACGAGTCGGAGTCAGCTGAAGACACCTGCACCCACAAGCTGTTCGTCGCCGAGAAGGCGTTTGACGAGTTGGGCGCCCTGGTGCAGAAGCTGGCCAAGGTCGAGCCGCGTATCGTCACCTTCGGCGATCCGCTGAACGTGGGCAGCCCTGTGCAGATGCAGCAACTGTTGTATTGCAAGATCGGCATCCCGGTCAAGCTGCGCGGCAAGAACATCGGCAAGGGCCGCCTGGCGGTCGGCATTCAGGAAGCAGGCCCGTCGACTGACGAGCAGGCCATCCTGACGGCGCTGGCGAACGACGTGCTGCAGGAATGCTGGCAGCGTGACGCGCTGGTTATCCTGCGCCGAGTGAAGTCCGCCAACACCAGGTGCAGCCTGTACCACGATAAGTACCCGATGTGGCGTCACCGCGATGGCAAGGTTCACCCTTCCATCACCGACGCTGGCACCGACACCACCAGGCCTACCGGCAGCGCGCCGAACATCCTGCAGGTGGCCAAGCGTGGCGAAGGCAAGGTGATGCGGTCGATCTACATCCCGCCGACCCCGGATCACGTCTGCGTGGCCATCGACTTCAACGGTCAAGAGATCCGCCTGATGGCGAACCTCGCTAACGACCCGGTGATGATGTCGGTGTACGACCCGGCCAACGAAAAAGACTTGCACAGCATGACCGGTTCCGGCATCGCCAAGATGACCTACGAGGACTTCATCGAAGCGAAGGACGACGAGAACCACAAGCTGAACAAGATCACCGTGGCCATCCGGGGCAAGGCCAAGACCGTAAACTTCGGTATGGCATACGGCGCCGGTGCCGGCACCTTGTCGCGCAACCTGATCGTCCCGGTCGAGGAAGCCAAGAAGTTGCTGGACGGCACCTTCGACCTGTACACCCGCATTCGTCCATGGCAAGCCGAGACGGCGCAGTTCATGACCCAGAACGGTTTCACGCTGACGGCCTTCGGCACCAAGCGTCACGCCACTCCGGATCTGTTCAGCAACGACAGCGGTCGGGTAGCCCGTCAGCACCGCCAGGGCACCAACGCCACGATTCAGGGCTCAGCCGCGCAGATGCTGCGCATCGTGCTGACCCGAATCGCCGAGAGCGGGATCATGGACCGGCTGCGCATGGTCTTCTTTGCTCCGATCTACGACGAAGTGGTGTCCTGGGTCCACAAGGACGATGTCTACGACTACTGCCAAGAAGTCGGCCGCTACATGGAAGAATCCACCCCACCTGGCCACAAAGTCCGCCAAGTACCGGAGTTTTCCATCGGCTGCGACTGGGGTAAAGTGCACGAACTCGGCCGCAACATCAGCCAGGAGAACGTCGCTGCCTTCGTGGATCGCGCCCTTACTGAAGGGATCAACATCTGGGAGAAGGATCTGCTGGAGCCGTTCGATCCGATCCGTAAGCCAACCTACGTTGAACTGGATGAAGACGAGGAGGTAGTGAGTGACAACATCGCCGACTAAGGCGGGGCTGGTAGGCCGGATCATCAACAGGCTGCTGGGAATGCCTGCTGATGGTCCGCCTTGGCAGCGTGAGAACGAGACGTTGGCGGAATGCCGACGTCGTCTCGGTCTCGCAGCCAACCAGAACCCTGCACCAAACCCAAACTGGACACGGCCACCGGCGCCCCAAGCGCCTCCGCACCGTAACCCACCGCCTGTGGACATCGAGCAGATCCTTGCTGACAACACCCGCTTGCTAACTGAAAACCAGCGGATGCGGGGAGCCCTCCTCGACACCAGTGATCTGCGTAAGCAGCTGCGGGATGCCAAGCACAACGAATCACTCATGGCCCGGCGGATTGAGGCGTTCCGCAAGATGTGGCCCGCCATTCACAAAGACTTCTTCACCACTGAAAAAGGAAAGGACGTATGAGCTTCAACGGACAGAGTGTCAGAGCACTAGCGCACGACTATGAAACCACTGGGGTGGACGCCGGCACTTGCGGCGTCCTGCAGTCAGCCCTGTGGATCGTGACCTTGCATCAGGACGGCAGCTACGACATTCACGATAAGGATCTGATGCTGTTGAACCCGGGCAAAGAGATCCACCCGGAGGCCTCCAAGGTCCACGGCTACTACGCCCATCAGCTGCTCGATGAGCTGCCGTGGGAAAAGTACCTGGGCGAGCAGATGGACACGGTCAACGAGATGCAACTGGACGCCGTGATCGGCTACAACAGCGGCAGCTTCGACAACCGCATTGCAGCCCGTGTCGGCTTCCGCGCGCCGAAGTCGATCGACCTGATGAAGGCTGCCCGCAAGCTGAAGACCGAGCACAAGTGGCCGAGCGCCAAGCTGGTCAACTTCTACGAGCACTTGATGGGCGAGCCCATGAACGGTGCCCACGACGCCTCGGTGGACGTGGACGCCACGCTGAAGTGCATCAAGCCGCTGTACAGCTGGGCCAAGGTCGACAGCCTGGACGAGCTGATGGTCTGGATGAAGGGCGACGACGGCACGCTGGAAATGAAGATCGGCTTCGGCAAAGACAAGGGCAGCAAGGTCAAGAACCTCGACCAGTCCTACTGCAAGTGGCTGCTCAGTGACAAGTGCGACATGCTCTTCTCCACCGAGCTGCGTGAAGCGCTGTGCCTGCGCCTGGCGATGGCAATATGAAGCTGATCGGCGTGACCGGACTGGCCAGGTCCGGTAAAGACCACGCAGCGGATTATCTGGTCAGGCACATGAGCCTGTACAAATACGCCTTCGCTGAGCCGTTGAAGACCATGCTGAAGTCGGTCTTCGGCGATCACTTCCACCACGGCGATCGCTCCGGCATCTGCCCTGAAACCGGGGTGTCGTACCGGGTGATGATGCAGACGCTGGGCACCGAGTGGGGTCGTGCGCTGCACGACAACGTCTGGGTCAACCTGGTGGATCGCAAGTGGAAGTGGGTGGAGGCTGGCTGCCCTTGGAAGACGGAGTTAGGGGAGTTCTCCAACGCCAAGGTCAACGGCACTGACACAGTGCAAGGTATGGTCCTCAGCGACGTCCGCTTCAACTCCGAAGCCCACTGGGTGCGGGACCAACACGGCGTGGTCCTGCAGATTGTCCGGCCGGGCCTTGAGCAGCAGACGGTCGGAGTCGAGGGCCATGCCAGCGAGAAAGGGGTCAACCCCGCCTTCGTCACCCACACCATCGTCAACGACGGCTCGCTGTTCGACTTCGAAATGAAGTTGTTGGAGCTGGTGACCGAACTGGAAGGCAACTTCTAGTGGCGGCCTCCATCGGTAAGGTGTTCGAGAAGGAGGTGCAGCTGGTCATGAAGTTGCTCTTTGAGCAGCGGCTGGTCAGCTACCACCGCCTCGCCGACACGGGGGCCGCAGGGTCCCTCATTGCCGAGCAGCCAAGCGATTACCTTCTCGGGCTTCCAGCAGGTTGTAGCAACCTGCTGGGAGACCAGAGGCTGTGTTTCCTCGAGGTGAAAGCCAGCGAGAAAAACATCACGATGCCGAAGGATGCGGTTCGTCCTTCGCAGCGTGGGGCCATCGCAAGGTTCCGGTTTCTGCTGGAGATCCCCTACTACATCCTGTTCTGGGATGCACAGAACGGGGTGATCCAGCTGTGGGATGGCATTGCGGTGCACGACACCGTGCGGATAGACAAGCGTTACCTACTGGCCACCTGGCCGAATGTGGGGGTGATCAACAAGCTGCAGCGGCAGCGCGTGGCTGACCTCCTTGCGGACTATTTCCAGATCCCCTGCAAAGGGGATACACTGCACAAATCCCGCTAACTAGCGGGGTTTCTATTTAAGGACTGAACCATGACAAACACCGTACTCCTCTCCTCCAAACGCCTGTATAAAAACCTCGGCAAGACCATCGGCTGGTGGCAGGTCGACGCCCAAGGCCTTCCAGATGACAGCGCCCGCCTGGTGATCACCTTCGCCAAGTCCGATGGCGGGGCGGTAACAGAGAAGATCACCTCGGTGAAGGGCAAGAACGCCGGCCGCGCCAACGCGACCACCGACTACGAACAAGCGGTGCTGGAAGCAGCCTCCCGGGTCAGCAAGCAGATCCGCCTGGGCTACGTCGAAGACATTGCCGACGCTGCAGCTCCGGTCACCAACGGCCTGGGCAAGAAGAAGCCGATGCTTGCGGAGAAGATGCAAGACGTCAACATGGACGAGGTCGACTGGGACAACGCATTCCTGCAGCGTAAGTTCGACGGTCACCGCTGCCTCGAAGACGACATCATCTACAGCCGTGGCGGCAAGGCGCACAACGTCCAGCACATTCAGGACGCTCTGGATGCGCAGCCGGCGTTCGCTGACATCCACCTCGACGGTGAGCTGTACGTCCACGGCATGACGCTGCAAGCGATCGGCAGCCTGATCACCAAGCCGCGCGAAGAGTCGCTGAACCTCAGCTACTACATCTACGACTCGGTCAGCGACAAGCCGTTCGAAGAGCGCTTCGCTGACCTGCAGCATGCGTTCAGCCAGGTCGTCGACCTTGACCACCGGATTCATCTGGTCGAGACCGTTCGGGTTCGCAGCATGGCCGAAGTCATGGCCCTGCACCGCCGCTGGGTCGCTGAAGGCTATGAAGGCAGCATCCTGCGCTGGGGCCGTGAAGGTTACCGCGACGGCAAGCGCACCAAGTACCTGACCAAGGTGAAGGACTTCACCGACTTCGAAGTGAAGGTTGTGGGCTGGGAACTGGCTGAACAGCAGGTCGTCAAGGGCATCACCTACCAGGTGCCGAAGTTCATCTACGAGGTGAACACGCCAGGCGGGGTACGCACCGCCAAGGCCACTGCCCACGGCAACGCCGAAGAGAAGCACGCCGAGTGGGAGGCACTGGTGGCTGGCCAGAACATCGGCCGCCTGCTGACCCTGTCGCACTTCGGCTTCACGCCGGACGGCATCCCCAACATTGCCACCGCCAAGTGCTGGCACCAACCCCTCTAACCCACCTACAAGGTATCAACGGAATGAAGAAGCCACTGAACACCAACAACCACATGAACATCGACATCGGTCAGTTCATGATTATCGTGACCCGCTACGACTGGGCATCGCGGAACAAGGAAGGCGAGGCCGGCACCACCGAGCAGCTGACCCCGCTGGCGTACCTGTACAGCGGTGTGCAGCAGCCCCGCCTGGCGCCGAAGAAAGGGGAACTGGATCTGTGGACCGTGGTCGGTGAAGGTCTGCAGGGTGGCATCGTCAACATCCGCCTGGACTTCATCATCGCGGCGGTGCCGGCGGATAAGCCAGTACCGGCTCCGGCGCCCGCGCCGCAGGAAGGTGAGTTCATCCCAGCTGACACCCCGGCCAAGCCGCCACGTCGCCCTCGGGCACCGCGTGCTGCCAAGTAATTAACGTGGAACGAAGGGCAGCTCAGCTGCCCTTCTAATGGACGGACCCATGACCAAGAAATTCAAAAAGCAACTCGCTCTGTTCATCCTCGAAGGGATCATCATCTTCACCCTGATCCCGGTGATCTCCTATGCGTACCACTGTTTAAAGGACTGGCAGCAATGAAGAACCTCACGATCTTTACCGATCCACACCTGGGCACGTCACGGCAAGCACACACCACCCGCGAGTCTTCGGAAGCCCTGAAGCTGTCGCTGTTTCACCAAGCCATGGCCATTGTCAGCACTGGCCCGCACCCGAAATTCTGCGTCGGCGACCTGTTCGACAAGTCGTTCAACCGCGAAGAGATCATCGCCCAAGGTCACAGCGTGGCCAGCCTGTGCTGGATGACGCTGGCCGGCAACCACGACGAGACCAACCGCGAAGGCACCATGTCCTCGCTGCGTCTGCTCAAGGAGCAGGGCGTACCGATCTGCGCGGTGCCGAATCTGACCGACCCGTACTTCGACTGTTTCGAGTCGATCTACATGGTCCCGCACCACGCCAGCCAAGAAATCTTCGAGCAGGCGATGCGGGACGCTGCAGCGCACGCCGCCGAGAACCGCGACGGCCTAGCCAGCTACCTGTTCCTGCACTGCAACTACGACTTCGACCTGGCCACCACAGACAACACGCTGAACCTACGGCGGGATCTGGCCAAGGAGCTGATCGAGGCCTTCGACTACATTTTCATCGGCCATGAACACAACGGCTCCACCGACCTCGGCGGCCAGGTCGTGGTGCTGGGCAACACCCACCCCACCAGCTTCCACGACATCGGCGACAAGTTCGTCTACCACCTGGAGCTGGACACCGCCGAGCTGACCAAAGAGCTGATCTGGTCGGTCAAGGATCACTACCGCGAGATCAAGCTGGGCAGCGAGATCCCCGACCTCACCGGCATCCAGTTCGTCGACGTCACCGGCGCAGAGGCTGTGGCCAACGCTGTCGAGGTCAGTGAGTTTGTCCGTGACGTGTGGAAGGCCAGCTACTACAAGCCCGAGGGCGAGGAAGGCTACTACACCGAGATGTTCGCCGTGCGCAACAAGGTCGAGATCAAGGACTCGCTGCAGGACGTGGACACTGAGATCGAGGGCGTGGTTGCCGAAGATCTGAAGACCCGCATCGCACGGGATCTGGAAGGCACCGACCTGGCGCCGCTGTTCGCTGAACTGGTATCGAAGGTGACCGCATGATCCCGAAGAACCTGACCATTGGCTGCAAGGCCCTGATCACCACCAATGACTGGTTCATTGCCCCGGACGGTGGGTCGTACAAGGCCGCGTTCGGCACCGTGCATGCGGTACTGGACTCACAGCAGGCGCTTGGAGTCAAGACTAACGCCAGGTCGACTAACTGGTACGTAGAGCTGGGTAGCCTGACCATTGCCGGCTGCCAGATCCACTACGCTTTCAAGACCGAGCAGTGCAACCTCGGCCCGGCCAAGAGCTACAACGTCAAGGAAGGGCAGCTGAACGAGTATGTGCAGCCGTCCAACATCTACGACGCCGACAAGGAGTACGAGCCATGCCTACACACTTTAACGAACTGACCCCGGCCCAAGCGGAACGCCTGGCTATCCTCGCTGAAGAGATGGGCGAGGCCATTCAGATCATCGGCAAGATCCTGCGGCACGGTTACGACAGCTTCAACCCGGACAGCCTCGACATCCGTACCAACCGACAGTACCTACACGATGAACTGACCGACGTCGAGGCTGCTATCACTATGATCGGCCGGGACATCCCGGAGCTGTACAGCGAGCCGGCGCACGACAAGGCGGTGAACCTGGCCATGCTGAAGAAGCTCAGCTGGTCGCACCACCAGGGCGACGACTTCAAGGAGTTTATTGAAGCGGCGAGCAAGCTGTGAGTCACAGCACGTTGCAGTTCACCGGTAGGGCAACCTACCGGGAACCCGTCGATCTGTCGTTCCTGCTCTGGCAGAGCCCCGCGAAGATCAACCTGCGCCCTCACCCGCTTTCCATTGCCATCGCAGCCATCATCTTTAACGTGTATTCTCGCTAACTAGCGACTTATCCCTACATAGGAGGCGCCATGCGTCTGTTAACTTGCGTCACCGAGAACTTCAAAAAGCTCGGCAGCTTCACCGCGGAATTCACCCAGGGCCTGAACGTCGTGGCCGGGGACAACGCCAAAGGCAAGTCCACCCTGCTGCAGGCCATTCAGGTGGCCCTGTTCGGCCCCACCGTCGTACCGGGCAAGAAGGAAAACATCCCGACGTGGGGCCAGAAGACCTGGAAGGTGACCCTGACCTTCCAGCTGCACGCTGACGAGATCTACAGCTGCGTGCGCACCGACAAGACCGCCAAGCTGACCCGCACCAACGCTGACGGCAGCGTCGACCTGGTGGCCAATGGCAGCACCCCGGTCACCGCCGAGATGGAATCCCTGCTGGGCCTGTCGGCCAAGGACTGGGACCTGTTCGTGCAGTCCAAGCAGCACAGCTCGGCCGCCATCCTCGAGTTCGGCGCCGCCGCGCTGAACCGCAAGGTTGAAGAGTTCGCCGGCGTCGATCTGATCGACAAGGTCCAGGCCGAAGCACAGCGTCAGTCCACCATCAGCACCGGCAAGGCGGACGCCCTCCTCGTCTCGGACGAAGCCATGGAAGAAGCCCGTGAAATGGCCAAGGCAGCCGCCGACGCCAGCCTGCAGGCAGGGTCTGGTTTGGCCACGGCGGTTTCCAACAGCGAGTCCCAGGGTGAGTTCGATCTGGAGAAACCTGCTGCAGCCTTCGCCCTGCGCGAGAAGATCGCCGTCGTGGTCAGCCTGTCCAACCGCATCACCGTGGCCGAGAACAACGTCAAACACGCCAACAGCCGTGCCGACGAGGCAGCGGCTCGCACAATGGGTCTGGTCAAACAGGACGGCGCCGCGATCCTCGCCGACATGGAAGGCATGAAGACCTCCGGCACCACCCTGGCCGCCACCGAGAAGGCTCTGAACGACGAGCTGGCCGTGGCCAAACGTCTGCAGCTGGCCGCCGATGAGGCTGATCTGGCACTGGACACCTGCCAAGTCGAGCACAACGCCAACTGGAAGGACTTCGAGCCTGATGACTCTGAAATTGAGATCGCCCTGCTGGACCGAACGATCCAGACCTCGCAGGACGACCTCGCCGCACGCCTGGAAGAAGTTGGCAAGGCCAAGGGCAGCTACGACAACCTGCTGATGCTGTCCGACGGTGCCGTGTGCCCGACTTGCCTACGGGCAAAGGAAGACCACGACCCTGAGAAGCTGAAAGCTGAAGCGGAGGAAGCCCGTACCTACTGGGAGGGCCGTAAGGCTTCGGTGGCGCAGCTGCAGACCGACATCGCCGCGATGAAGGAAGACCGTAAAGGTCGCGCCGACACCCTGGCACGCTACGAGGCGTCCATCGTCAAGCTGGACAATGCGATCAACGCTGACAAGGCAGCCAAAGAAGCCGTCAAGCCTGCCCGCGCCCTGGGCATCATTGAAGACGAGCTCAGCGGTGTGGCAGGACAGCTGAGTGAGTCCCGCACCAGCTACGCCGAGATGCAGGCCAAGCTGAAGGGCATCACCGAAGCCAACTCCACCTACGACCGCGAGCACGCTGCGCTGGCAGCTGCCGGCGTGACGGTGGACGAGACCAAGGCCACTCTGCAGGCCCTGAACGACGAGCTGGAGGCGTTGCCGGAGCCGCCGACAGAAGCGGACGTCAAAGCTGCTGAAGCCGCTGAGACCGCCTACCAGGCCGCCCACAGCGAGTGGAAGGAACGCAAGCAGGTGTTGGAATCGGCGGTTACCCTGGCCAAGCAGGAAGTCAAGCACGCCACCTCGCTGCTGGACGCGGCCAACGAGAAGCTGGAGCAGCTGCAGAAGAACGCCACCGCTGCCGTGGAACACGTTGCCCTGGCCAAGAAGTACCAGCGCCTGGTGCAGTTCCTGCGTGACCGTCGTCAGCAGTACCTGAAGGAAGTCTGGGACACCGTCATGGGTGTGGGCAGCAAGTTGGTGCGCACCGCTTCGAAGGACCTGATCACGCAGATCAGCAACGACGAGGGTGACTTCTACTACATGGAAGAAGGCATTTCCGCTCCTACAGCGTCGGCTTCCGGCGCGCAGAAAGCCATGATCGGTGTCTCGCTGCGTGTAGGTCTGGCCCGTGCCCTGTACGGCAAGGACAGCCTGCTGATCTTCGACGAGCCCACTGCCGACTGCCGTGAACACAACGCTGCAAGTCTGGCGGCGATGATCGCTGGAAGCGCCAAGCAGGTGCTGCTGATCACCCACCGCGAGACCGACCAGGCGCTGGCGGAAAACATCGTCAACGTGGGGGAGTGATATGCACCGACTGGTGATTACGAGAGCCTACTATCAGGTGGGCTCGCTGACTGGGCTGTGCGACATTCACTTCACCACGGAGGACGGCGGTGATTTGAAATGGTCGGGGTTCATCAACGGCAAGACCGGCCCCGTTCTTGTGGAGGTGCCCGGCGACGGGCAGCTCTTCATCGAGCATAGCCAGATGTGCACGGTATCCATTACGACCCCGGAGAAACTTATGTACACGAACAGGATGATCTTTCAGGAGGTCAAGCTGACAGTAAAGGCCAAGGCGCTCTGCGGAAAATGCGGCAAGATGTGCACTCGCACCAAGGTGGTTTCGCAGACGATAAACCCCTTCAACACCAACCCAGACGGTACGGTTAAAACTCGCGACCAGATCCTGACCGAGCTGCAGCTGAAAGCTGCCCAGTACCGCACCGAGACCATCTACCACGTAAAATGTGAGGACTGACCATGTGGCGCATCCGAATCACCAAGCTGTTCACCGAAGCAGACGGCAAGATCCTCCCAGCCAAGGCCACGTTCATCACCCCCGGTGGAAATGAAAAGGAAGTGGAGGCCAAGGTGTGTGGCGGGCCGGTCGAAGGCTACGTGTTCGACATGCCTGGCCACCGCGGCGAGCTGACGACCCGGCACCATGCTTACGACGTGGAGTTGCAGTTTGAAGTGCTCAGCATCGAGGAGCCAGCATGACCCCGGAACGCTGCCCTTGCTGCGGCCACGTTGAAGAGGCCACCCACTGGAACCCTCCAGGCAGTCTGGCGCCGGTATCCACCTGGATGTACATCAAGGTGCCAGCCGGCACCACCGGCACCACGGAAGTGGGCACCTCGCTGTTCTTCCTCAAGGACACCGTGGTCATCGCCTGCCGCACTCGACACCTGTCTGATCGCGAAGGGCTGATGGAGTACAAGACGCTCAAGGGTGACACCTTGATCGGAAAATTCAGCTGGACCCACGCCTAGAAACAACGAGGGCAGCGATCGCTGCCCTCCTCTAACTCTGCAAATGTTCCACGTGGAACACCCTTCACCTACCGGTCACTACCGGTCCTTTCATGCCACAACTCCCCATATTTTTGCTTCACCCCGTCGTAGGCGACTTCACAAGTGGCGCCTGCAGCTCGGGTTCGCTCAGCTTCTTCTGCCAATCCCTTTGCCAATCGCTGAGTTTCTTCAAGCAGCTCGGAGTACAGAAGGGCGGCCTTGGTGGCTGCCTGGCCTCGGCGGGCAACGCCGGGATCACAGGCGGAGGCGCTGTAACGTAGGTTGGCGGCTGCGTGCAGCAGGCCGTCAGTAGTGTCGCCAGCAACAGCGACATCAGTATCAATCTCGTGGCGGTCATCGCGGGCCTTCTCGCTCAGGTCGTCGATCTGCCGCTGCAAGGCCTGCTCCGCGCTGCGGGATTCATCCTTGGCCGCGGCGGTGGCGGTGTCATAGGTGTTGCGCAGCCCAAGCAGGTCGAGGTCAGCCTGGGTCGCGCGAACGCCCCAAGCGACCCACGCGCCGACACCTGCCCCGATCACCAGAGCGGACAGGGCAGCGATGATCACGGCGCGTAGGTCGAACATCATGCAGCCAACGCTTTGAGCGCCAGGCTCATGCGCTTCTTGCGATCTTCGATGCCGTTCAGGCCGCCGTTGATTCGCTGGGTCTGCGCCATGATGTCGTTGGACAGGCTGTTCAGCTTCTTCTTCTTCCAGTACCACGCCGCCGACAGGGCTGCGTAGCGTGGCTCCTCGAGGAGCTGAGGATGATCCACCAGGCGCTCATCCCCGAACAGGTCGAGGCTGCACTGGCGGTAGTTACTCTTGCCAGTGACCTGAATCAGCCCACGGCCGGCGTACAGCTGTCCGTCGCCATCGGCCTCCGGCGTGTTGCCCAGGCGCTCGGCCTTCTTACCGGTGTCGTACTGGCTGAGGTACTTGTCGTCACCCATCTCCTTGGTGCGGGTGAAGCTCATGCTTTCATGCCCGGTCTGGGCGAGGAACGAGGCGATCGACCTGGCCAACGTGATGTCGGCGTAGGTGATGGCTTCGCTGATGGGTCCTTCCCACTTCTGTGCGCGCGCCAACGGAATACCCGTGGCGGCGGCCAGAGTCTTAGCGTCCATAGGGGAGCCTCTTTCGAGTGTTGTGGAGAACTTTTGCGACGTTGCCGCCGTTGGCGACAACAAGGATGGTCACTACACCAACGAACAGCACCAGCCAGATTTCCGAGTTCGCTGCGATCGCTGCGAAGCCGGTGTACCCCTGCATGGCCAAGGCCAGTGATGTGCCGGCCAAGAGCAAGGCCAGCACGCTGGAGAACGGACGTGTGCGGTGTTCGCTGCTGTAGCAGATCACTGAAAAGAACGTGACCATGTGCAGCGCTATGCGAATGCTTAGAAGCACTTCCCCATACATAGGATCATTGCTCATCGCCGCCTCGCTTCAACCGTAGAATTGCGTTAATCAGAGACGACATCCATTGCGGCAGGTCGCCATCGTTCTTGACCATCAAGTTGAGCGCGCCAAGAACCCCCGAAGCAACCGCGGCACCGATCAGTGCAGCGAGCATTGAACTGCCGTTGGAGAACGCAATCCCCACGGCGTAGCCGAACCCCCAGGACACAACTGTGAGTCCTATTTTTCGGATAAGTTTTAGTAACCAAGAGGATACAACTGGATCAGGCAGTAAGACGAAGAACACGCAGCCGAAGGAGGCACCCATCGCTGAGCCAGGGTGTAGCTGTTCGATAATGGCCCACACGTAGACTGCAGAGACCGTCAGCCACCCTGTATGCGAAGCTGGATCAGTAGTCATCAGCTGTTATTTCCCTATAACGTGTGGCCGAAGGATAGCCGTTTGCCACCTCAGTCACAAGGTGACTGGGGTGGCTTCCATCGGCAGGGTCGTCGCTGATTATTCCTGCGGAGCAGGCTCTACGGGCTCAGGGTTGGCGGAGCTGACCGTGACGGTCGCGGTGTAGACCTGCTTGATCTCCAGCACCTTGATGGTGGCCTTGGGCGCATCAAGCAGCGCTTCTCGTGCAGCGGCATCCGCCTCCTCGAAGCTGGCGAAGGGTTTGGCATTGATCAGGTCGAATGCGTTGGTGTAATTGACGGCAACAAAGCTCATGTCGGTCATCCTTTTTCCGCTACCAATGGTGTGTACTGCTGGTTCATGTAATGAGTCGCTATCTTACTCAAGCCTGACTATTCAGGCTTGACATATTTGTCCTTCACTTCCTTGATCTCGTCGTAGAACCCGGCGACCTTGGGCAGCTCCCCCCGGTCCATTGCATGCCACAACGCATCCAACTGGGCTGTCACCTGCGGGTACTCCTTCTGACGCGCTGCGTCGTAGGCCAGCTCCCTCTCGTAATGCACAAACTCCCCGTTGATGTATTTGAACGTCCCGTGAGGGGCATCGCCGAAGTGGATGGTGCCAGGCACGGCGTTCACCTCAAGCAACGTCTCTTGAGATGAACCCACCTGGATGACCACGTCTTGGTCATCCGTTACAAAGAAGTGCACAACACTAGTCATTTTTTGCACGCCAGTAGAATGAGTGAGGACCCGTTCACGTTACCGCTGTGGGTCGAGGCCAGGACGTAAGTATGTGTACCGGCGCCCGGGCTGTCCACGATCCCTCGGCAGCAGACCGTGCCGGCCACCGGCACCTCAGACCACAGCTGCACACCGTTGCGCTTTAGCGAGATGGTAGAGAAGTTCGCCTGGGTCAGCGAGCCGATCACCATGATCGGGTAGTTGGCGTCGATCGTGATCACCACCGTCACCGACGGCGTCGTGGTGTACGAGGCTACTGGCACCGTTACGGCGTTGCCGGCGATCTTCAGCGTGTCCACTGCCAGGCTGCCGATTTTGGCGTTGGTGATCTGCGCGTCTGCGATGTGTGCTGTGATGATCTGTGCGGTGCCGATGTGGCCCGTGTTGATCTGCGCACTGGCGATCTGCGCCGCCATGATCGAGGCGTTCTTGATCATCGCCGAGGTGATGTAAGTGATCCCACTCTCGATGAAGAACGGCATCTGGATGCCGTTGGTGCTGGTGTTCAGCAGGGCGAAGCGGTCAGCCTGGAACAAGATCTCCGACTGGGTGATACCGCCGACCGTGGTGATGCCCGCCCCCATCCCGGCAATGAAGTTCTTGCCGTTGACGTTGGTGTTGATCTTCATCGCCCACATCGAGGTCAGCGTGCCGTTGGTGCTGGCCAGCGTGGTCGCGGTGGTGGTGATGTTGGCCTCAGCGGTGCCGACGCGCGAGGTCAGGCTGGTGATCGAGCTGGACTGCGACGTGATCGTGCCTTCCGCCGAAGTCACCCGAGTGTCCATCGAGGAGATGGCTGAGGCCTGCGCAGTGACGCGCTCCGCTGCAGGGCCTGCTACGAACGGCGACGGGGCAGCTGTGGTGGCGCCACTGTTCATCTTCTCGACCATGACCGAGTCGACGGTGACCTGAGTGCCGTTGATCCCCGCGGCGTTCGGGTAAATCATCAGGCCGGCTTTCATCGTCGCCGGTACGTTCAGGATCGCGGTGTAACGGGTGCGTGTGGTGGTCAGGATCTGCACGCCGCTGATAGGTCCTGCAGCGCCGTCGTACAGACGCACCTGCATCCGCGCTGCGCCGGGTGCCGAGGCGTAGTACGACACCATGTAGTTGCCAGGCTCCAGCGCCATGTTGTAGCCGGATGCCCCATTGCTAGGGCACAGCAAGTACCACAGCGTGGTGGCGGTGGAACCGGAAGTGGTCTTGAAGCCAAACCCGGACTGAGCAGCGGCCACGGCTACCCCGATCAGCGTCAGGGTTGGCGCGGTGCTACTGGTGACCACGGCTGGCAGCGTGGTGCTGGTCGGCCAGCTGTAGGTGTCCGGCACCAGGTTGCTACCCGCGCCTCCGCCTGCCGCCAAGGAGGCCTGAATCGCGGTGACTGCGCCTGCCTGGCTGGTGATCGTGCCCTCAGCAGAGGTCACCCGGGTGGTCAGCGAGGTGATCGCGGCGGCGGTGGCTGTCAGGGCGGTAGTCGCCGAGCCTGGCACGAAGGACGACGGCTGCGTGGACGGGCCGACCTGTTCCTCGACCATGAATCCGTCGAAGTGCGACGACGACGGCACGCTGACCGGGTTGGTGTAGAACAGGATCTCAGCCTCGTCCACCACGGTCGACGGCGCGGTGATGACCGTGCTGACGCGCTGCCAAGTCGGGTTCAGGGTGACGCTGCCGACCACGCCTTCGACGTGGGTGCCGGCGGCGTTGACGAAGCGAAGGCGGATGTTGATGGTGCGGACTTCGTCCGCCATCCCCCAGAACGACACGATGTACTTCTGCAGCGGCTTCATCCGCAGGTTCATGTCGTCGATGTGGGCGAACAGGCTGAAGTAGCCGGCGGCGGTCAGCGTGTCGGTGACCATCAGCGACCAGCCGTTGTACGCCTTGGTGTTCAGCAGCAGCGACAGGCTGGTGCTCACGCGCGTGGCCATCGGTGGCAGGCCTTCCTGCTTGAACGTGCAGTACTCGACCGGCACCAGGTTGCTGCCGGTGCCGCCGACGACGTTGACCGTGTTGGTCAGCGAGGTGATCGCCGCGCCTTGGCTGGTCAGTGTGCCTTCGGTGACCCCTACGCGGGAGTCCAGCGCAGTGATGGCGGTGGAGGTGGCCGACTGCTCAGCGCTGCGCTTGTACAGCTTCGGGTTGGCGAAGTAGATGGTGACCGCGTTGCCGTTGCTGACCCGCAGGTTCAGGTTGATCGAGTTGGCCCCGGCCGGGATGGTGACCATGCCGTTCAGGGTGACCCAGGCGTTGTCCGTGGTGGAGATGCTGACCGGGCTGGCTACCATCCAGTCGTGGTCGATGATCTCGCTGGCCGCGCCGTAAGGCTGCGCCCACAGGCCCATCTGTCGGCCGCCGGAGCCTGCCTTGTACACGTCGATGGAGAAGTAGTAGACCTCACCGCCGATCACAGACAGGCGGGTGGTAGCGTCCTTGCGACTCTCCAGCGGGTTGAAGCGGATGTAGTTGTTACCGGCAATCGTCGGTACAGCCAGCTTGCCCAGGCGCATGGTTGGGCCGCCGGCCGGAACACCGCCGTCGGTACGCTGCACCACGGTGGCCACGGTGCCGGAGTTCACGATCACCGGAGCCCCGGCGAAGAACGTCGGGTCAGAGATCAGGTTTTCGGTGCTCAAGCCGTATGCGATGTTACCCAGCGAGGTCAGCTGTCCGCTGTGGCTGTCGATGGTGTTGCCTTGGGTGGTGACGGTGCCCGACAGGAGACTCAGCGCCGAGGCGTCCGCCTTGCCTGCGATGCTGTTGGTCAGCGTAGTGATCGAACCGGTGTGGCTGGTGATCGTGCCTTCAGCCGAGGTCACCCGGGTGTCCATCGAGCTGATCGCGGTCGCCGAGACGATGTCAGCGCGTGCCGAGTTGCCCGGCACAAACTCGCTAGGGTTGACCGAGTTGCCGACCTGCTTCTCCACCATGATGTCGGTGAGGTACGTCGTACCTGCAGCCACTGGCTGAGTCGGGTAGAAAACCAGCACGCCACGATCCACAACGGCGGCCGGCATGGTGGCCAGGAAGCTGAAGCGGGTTGCCGTGGTGGTGACGGACACGTCGCTCAGCGTGGTCTCGATTGGCGAGCCCCCGGAGTTCGGCGCGCGTACCCGTACCCGCATGAGCTTGGCCACGTCGGCCCGGGCAGTGAACGAGACGATGTACTTGCCGCCTGGCACCAGACGCATGTTGAAGTCGTCGATCGCGTCGGCCAGGTAGAGGTAGTTGGAGCCGGTCGCTGCCGAAGTGATCTTCAGCGCGGAACCCGAGTACGAGGTGGCGTCAGTCTCGGAAGCGACCGTGATTGCCGGACCTTTGTAGATGGGCGGTAGGGTAGAGCTGAACGAGGAGTACTCCGCTGGCACCAGGTTGGTGCCGGTGCCGCCGAGGGCGTTGATCGTGCTGTTCAGCGAGACCAAGGACCCCGCCTGGCTGGTGATCGTGCCTTCTGCAGCGGTGACGCGAGTGGTCAGCCCGGTCAGGGCGGCGCTGTTAGCCGCCACTGCCTGCGCGCTTGGGCCGGCCACGAATGGGGAGCCCACGACGCCGTTACCTGCCTGCTTCTCGATCATGAACGAGTCGAACAGGATGTTGATGCTGGCCGAGCCGAGCATGTTCGGGTAGACGGTGAAGCCCGCCTTGGTCGCCGCCGGAATGGTGATCAGCAGGGTGTAGCGGGTGCGGGTCGTCGTCAGTGCCTGGCTTAGGCTGTAGCGCAGGACGCCGTCGTACAGCGCCATGCGCACGGTCGCCGCGGTGGCCGACGAGGCGTAGAAGGACAGCAGGTAGTTACCAGCCTCCAGCGGGAGGTTCCAGCCCGCCGCGCTGTTGAACGGGACCAGCATGAACTCCTGCGCCGTGTTGTTGCTGGACGACGTGGCACGGATGCCGAAGCCAGAGGCAGATCCGGCGATGGCCACGCCTGCGACGGTAACCAAACTGGTTTCCATGTCTGGCAGGACCAGACTGGACAACCAGCTGTAGGTGTCGACCAGCAGGTTGGTGCCGGAACCGCTCAGGGTGTTCAGCGTGTTGCTCAGCGAGGTAATCGAGCTGCCCTGGCTGGTAAGGGTGCCTTCGGCCGTGCTCACCCTGGTGGTCAGCGCGCTCAGCGCCGAAGCATCTGCCTTGGTGCCCACTGCGCTGGTCAGGTCAGTAATGGCGCCGCTCTGGGATACGATCGTGCCTTCCGCCGCGGTGACGCGGGTGGTCAGCGCGTTGACCGCCGAAGCGTCTGCCTTATTGTTCACCGTGCTGGTCAGGCTGGTGAGCGCGCTGCCTTGCGAGGTGATGGTGCCCTCGGCAGCGGTGACGCGGGTGGTCAGTGCGTTCAGTGCGGAAGAGTCCGCCTTGCCTGCCACCGTGCTGGTCAGCGAGGTGATCGCACTGCCTTGGCTGGTGATCAGCCCTTCAGCAGCAGTCACGCGCGTGGTCAGCGAGGTCAGCGCCGAAGCGTCAGCCTTGCCGTTCAGCGTGGACTGAATGCCGGTGATCGTCGTGGCCTGTGCGGTCAGCGTGCCGTTGATGGAGGTGATGCTGGCCTCGTTGACGGTGACCCGTGCAGCTAGTCCGTCCGCCGACGAGATCACCGACCCGGCATCACGCCAGTAGGTGCCGTTCGGTGGCGCTTTGGCGTTGGTAGGGTCAGCCGGAACGTCGATCTTGGCCTGGTACAGACTGCTGCCGACCTTGACGAAGTTACCCGCCACGTAAGCGTTGGTGTTGAGGTATTCCAGCGCGTCAATGGCGTTGTCGATCTGGCCCTGCAGGTCGGTCAGTGTGTCGTTGACCACCTCCAGCTGGCCGTCCACATCGGAGCGCAGATCAGTGATCTCGCCTTCAATGGCGGTGATGTTGGTGTTGACCAGGGTCAGCTGTTCGTTCACCCCGATCATCGCTTGGTTGACGATGGCGTTGGCCTCGTCGATGGCGATCTGGGTGGCCTTGGTGTCGATCTGCGAGTTGATCAGCTCGAACAGTTCGCCGTTGGTGACGTCCTCCAGTACTGCGTCGAGGATGTCGTCGAAGTTGTTCAGGGTCTTGCCCTGCACGCCGAACCACGTCGACTTGCCGTACTGGTTGGTGCCGCGCACGTAGTAGTAGTACTGCGTGTCCGGCTTGAGGTTGGCATCGACCAGGTAATTACCGGTCGGCAGCTGTTGGGCGTTGGTCTCGATGTTCTCGGCGGACAGTGCCACGGTGCTGCGCCAGAATTCCCAGATGGCTTCCGGGTAGGCACTGCGTGGGGTCAGCGTGATGCTGAAGGTGGCGACTTCGACAGTCACCGAGTCAGGTGGCGACGGCAGCAGCAGCTGGCTGATCTGCACGTTGCGCGAGGTCCAGTTGGACAGCTTGCCGGTGGACGCCACGGCGCGCACACGGATCGTCCAATTGCCCGCTTCGGCATCGGTCAGATCGAAGGAAACGCCAGGCCCTGCGTACACGGTGCGGAAGCCGGCCTGAGAAGGGTCCTTCACATCGAGCACAAAGGTCTCTACCCGCACGTCGCGCGGCGGCTCCCAGCTGATCAGCAGGCCTTGGTGGCGCGAGCTGCCAGCGAAGTAGGTGTAGACCTGGAACTCCAGATTGCTCGGCGACGGGATCAGTCCGGTTGGCAGCAGGCTGATTGGGCGCTCAGGGATGTTCAGGCCCAGCTCCACGCGGCTGTACTTGTTCGGGTCGTATTCCGTGGCGGTGATCTGGTACATGCCGGTCGCTTGGTCTTCACGGTTGCTGACCACGCGGTAGTACGGCAGCTGCAGGCCGGCGCTGTACATGCCCCAGATGGCGCCTACCAGTGGTAGGGTGGCCAGCGGATCCACCAGGTGGATCACGTCACCGTCCACGCTGCTGACTTCATGCCGCGACAGCGACAGGTCCGGCAGCATCACCGACAGATACCAAGTGCCTCCGATCTGGGCGATCGCCTCGGTCGGTGCCTTGTCCAGGCGGACCTGATTGGCCGCCACTTCCAGCAGGCGCCCAGACATCCGAGCCCCTTGGACGAACGGGTCAGCCACCTCAATGATGTTCCCCGGCCGCAGGAACGCATGTTCACTGGTGCCGGTGTAGGACATCGTCTGGGTTTCGTGACGTTCCGAGTCCAAGATCCACATCGCCATTCGGCGTGCCTGGCCTCGGCTGTTGCAGCCCACCGCGGTGACGCGGGTCTCTCTCCAACCATACTCAGCGATACTGATCGGATCTTCGTAGACCTCTGGCACTGGTTTGCCGGCGTCGTCCGGATCGTTCCACATCACCACCGCAACGGAGTGACGCTCGCGGATGCTGGTGCCGGCGTAGGTGAAGTCACCTTCCAGCACGCTGCCAGGCCCTACGGTGAGGACCGGGTCTTCCGGCATGTCAGCCACCGGGATGACCGTGTTGTTGCCCCAGTAGGTCATGCCACGGAAGACGTTGGCCAGCGTGTTCAGCGCGGTGATGGCGTCTTCCTGCGCGGAGAACACGGTGTTGATGGTGAAGCGCGGCTCCATGTCGCCGTAGCCGTCCGGCACCAGCGCATCACAGTACTGTGCGATCCGGTACAGCTCCCACTTGTCGACGCTCTCCAGCCCGGCGCCGATAATCGGGTGCGTGGCCAAGTCGTAGTAAGCCCACGCCGGGTTGTCGTGGTAGGCCTCTTTGAACGTACCGTCCCAGATCCCGGTGTACACCCGGGTCTCTGGGTCCCAGTTGCTAGGGACCTGGGTCTCGGACAGGTACATGTCGTAGGAGCGGGCCGGCATCTGCGAGCCGAACAGCTCCGAGTCGACGTCGATACCCACCAGCGCCATGTTCGGGTAGCTGAAGCGGCGGTCGATGATCTCGGTGATCAGGGTCCAGGTCAGCTTGTCCTGCAGCTTGCTGGAGGTACTTTCCTGCGTGACGCGGCGAACCCGGATGTCAAAGTCGCCGGGACCGTAGTGCTTGAGGTCGATGCGGAACGTCTTCGGGTACGGCGAGGTGGTCTTGCCGTTGATGGTGTAGGACACGGCCTGTTCCCAGCCGCCGCCGTCCTTGCGCACCTCGATCAGGATCGGCACGTTGTAGCCAACCGAGTCGCCGTTGTCTAGCTGCTGCACCAAGCCTGCCAGCTGCACGGTGACCGCCACTGCGTCGGCGTCGTTGTTGGTCAGCGAGCGGATCACCGGGGTCGCCAGCTTGACCTCGGCGTTGACCTCGATGGTGTTCTCGACGGTACGGAAGCCCGGGATGTAGTCCTGATCCGGGGTGCCGTTGCGCGTGGTCAGCGTGATGCCCTGGAAGTTCGTGCTGCCGTCCTCGTTCTCCACCGGGGTGTCGTCGAGGTACACGGACTTCAGCCCGTTGACCAGCCCCTTGATCGGGCCGTAGGCAATCAGGTCAAGGATGCGGCCACGCACTTTGGCCCGCAATGTGTTGGGCTGCTCTACCGGTGTGTGTTGCTTTTTCTTCGAACTACCGCCACCCGATCCCTTGATGGTTACAGCGTCTTCCTTGAAGTGTTTCAAGTGGCAGTCTCCTCAGCGTAAAGGCCGACACTAATCACAATGCTGCCAACTCTCTGGCGCCCGTAACCACGCGGAATAGCCACCCCCTGGGTGGATGAGTTCTTGGGTCCAGCAAACAGGAACGAGGCGCGGTTGTCCGCGGACTCGGTCACCGGGTCAGCGCCTGGCATCTTGGTGGTCAGGCTGATCACACCGCCGACGGTCATGCCGAGACCGGCGCCGAACAGGGCGCCGGCTGTACCACCGGAGAAGAACGTCGCAGCGATCATCAGGGCCACGCCGACCACAGTCATCAGCCCACCCATAAACCCGCCGCCACCGCCTGCACCAGCCATGGCCGGCAGCAGGTGGATCTCGGTCTCCGAACCCAGACGCAGGCGCACGGACTCGACGTCGTCGGATTGCTGCTGATCCAGCGGACCCCGGACGACGTGCCAGTCATGCTCCTCGATCATCTTCTGGAAGCCAGGCAGCTGGCTGGCCAGTGCCTTGATAGCTTCGGCGGGCGAACCTACGTCCAGCTCAAAGCTGGCCCCGTACCGCTCAGCGGCCCAGCCATGGAGATAGAAAGTCTTCATTGCATGTCCTTATGACGAACCCACATGCGGATGTAGGGCAGGTAGCGATAGATCGGCATCACAGCTGCCTTCTTCATCTCGCTGACCGGGTCGTTGGCGCCGGGGTGGTGATGGGTGAGGTCGTTGTCGATCAGCACGCCACAGTGGTTCAGCGTGTTGTTGCGACTGCTGAAGCTGGCCAGCCAGACATCGTGCGGGCGAGGATCACCCTTGACCACGCTGAAGCCGCACTTGGCGATGCTTTCCTCGAGGAGATTCTGGGTTTCCCACCAGCGCCATTCGCGCGGGATGTCCGGCAGCTGGATCCCCAGCTTGACCCGGTAGAAGTCGCGGACCAAGGCGTAGCAATCCGAGGCGCCGTGGCGGAAGGGGCGGTGCTCAAGGTCGTCGGTTTGTTCAGCGGTGTTGCCACCCCACCAGCACAGCTTGGACGCGCCGACACCGTCGGTGGTCAGCAAGCCCCACGGGACATTGGTCGCCACCTGGTAGCGCATGTCCATTTCGGAAGGGTAGTGTTTGCCGTTGACGTGGCTGTGGACGATGGCCAGCAGGCCTTCGGCTTGTGCCTTGATGACGTCAGCAGGGGCGATGTCGAAGTAGTTGGCAGGGTCGTCGGCGACGTTGTCGACCTGACGGCAACCGGCCTGGGTGATGACCCAGGCCGTTTCATTAGGGAACGCCGCGATAGCCTGCGCCCGGATCTGCTCCGTAAATTCCGTGTAAAGCTGCAGCATGCTGACACTCCTTGAGTGGCATCATGATATTCGTCCCACGCCCGGGAAAGCAAACATTGGTAGCGTTGCATCTTCCCCAAAGCGAAGGCTGCAGTCGGAGATCCTTTTCCCGCACTGATCCTTGCTCGGATCGCCTGTCACTTCACCAGATTGCAGGAAGTAATTGGACCCTGCATACGGGCAGGTGACCCCGTCGTACCGGAACTGGCCAGCGGAGTAATAGCGATAGCGGTGCTGGCAGGTATCGCGGATCACCTGCCTGGCCGGAATCATCTTGCCCTGCTGGTCGAGCTTGTTCGACAGGTCGTAGATCAACGTCTGGCGCAGCTGCTTGTTCTTGCGTTCGATCTCGTAGTAGTCAATCGGGTAGTGCGCCTCGGGGTTGGGGTTGCTGCCGTCGTCGAGGTACTTGCGCAAGGTCTTGATGCGCTGCACCGGGCAGCCCACCAGGTCGTTGGCGTTGACCATCTCCTGCAGCAGGATCAAGTCCAGTGCGGTGAAGGTCAGGGTCGGCCGCGGCGCTGTACCGGTGCCGTTCCATTCGAAGCCTTCGGCAGCGATCGGCAGCTGGCGGTACTCATGGCCGTCGAACATCACCAGCTCCAGTGGCAGCTGGGTGTCCGGGTCATGCACGGCCGAGGTGAACCGCAGCATGCCCTGGCCGACCTTGGTGGCGTCGATGATGAACAGCTCGACCACGCCTCGCTGGCTGAGGTTCTGCGCATCCGTTGCGATGATGTTGGTCATGGTCGTCCTTAAACCGGGTTGAAGTCCTGCTCGAACGTGATGGACAGTGTGGCGTTGTTCCATACGTCCCATGTGAGCGTGACGTCTTCGACCGTCACCTGAAAGTACACATTCCGCACCGGGTGCAACCAGCGCACCGGGACCAGCTTACGCCTGGCATCAAGCCAGTCGTAAACCACCTGAGCCAGTACCGGGTCGAGGTTTGTCCAGCTCGGCGACCAGCCACTGCGTTTGTGGTTGAGGCCCTTGGCTTGGCGGAAGACGTACCCGTCGCCCAGCTTGGACTCCTCGACGTTGACCTGTGCGCCGTCGGAAAGGCCCCAGTCCGGAGCCCCCATGTCGTCCCACTCTGCAAGGGGAAATATTACAGCCGGCATCCTAGCCTCCGCTCTTCTTGTTTCTGTACCAGGTGTCCAGTATGCCGCCAGTTCGCAGCGCGTCGTTGATGTATTTCATGAACAGCGTGCCAAACATCTTGGACAGGAAGTTCGGGTCCTTCGAGCTGCCCCCTTCCTCGCTGGTGCCGCCAGACATCTGGAACACCGGCGCCAGTGTGATGTTCATGTCACCGCCGCCACCACTGTCTCTATTGAGTTTGGCAGCGCTGTTGCCTCGGCCTGTGACGTGGGTCGGGCCGCTGACCAGCTCTGGGCCGTACTCACCGACGATGCCGGTGCGGTTGTACGGGATGTAGCCGCCGGTGTCGTACATGGTGGCGCCGCCACCCCCGCTGCCACTCGACGAACCGGTTGCCAGGGATGCCACTGCCAGACCGGCTACCAGGCCTGCCGAGGCGTAGCCCTGAGCGCGGATCAGCGTGGACATGGTCATGCCCATAAACACCGGCAGTTCGGCGTTGGCCCGCATAGCCGCGACCTCGGTGTACAGCAGGATCTGCGCAACCGCCAGCGCCTTCTGCGCCACAAACGCTGCCTTCTGCGCGGCGGTTGAGTCATCACCCACTGCAGCGAACTGCCCGAAGATCTCGCTCAGGCTGCCGGCCATGGAACCGGCGATCATCAGGCCAGACTGCTTGGCGTACTCAGCCTGTGCGCTGGCCAGGGTGTCGCTGTCCCGCTTGTAGGAGTCCTGCAGTTCCAGACGCTCCTTGAGGTCCTTCTGCACGATCTCCGTCATCGCCGCTTCGTGTTCTTTGGCGGACTCCTCTTTGGCGATCTGTGCTTCGATCTGGCGGCGCAGGCCGTCGTCCTGATTTAGCAGCGCGGTATCGAAACCGATGCGCAGGTCTTTGCCACGCTGCGAGTACGCCGTGCGGCCTTGATCGACTTCGCTGATGGTGTTCAGCGCTTCGCCGAACGGGTTCAGCCCCGAGCTGCCGCTTTGCACGTTGAGGTCGGCCGTGGTCGGCAGGCCTTCCAGAATCTTCTTCTTGTGCTCGACCGCGTAGTTCTGGGTCATCTGCGTGTAGCGGCCCAGCGAGATGGTGCCGGCGTCCAGCAGGCGCTTCATTTCCGCGAGGTCGGTGATGGTCGAGGTGAACGGCGAGGTGCCGTAGGTCTCTTCCAGCTTCTTCGCCGACTGGTAGTTCTTGTCCTGTTCGAGGGTCACTGCATGGTGGGCGGTACGCAGCTGCACCAGCGCCTTGTAGCGGTCATCGGCGGTGATATTGCCGTGCGCCACCAGCAGGTCGAGCTGCTTGGTCTTCTCGGCCAGGTTGTCCAGCGAGGCTGACAGCGGGTCAGATTTCTTCTGCAGCTGGTCGAAGGCCTTCTGCGCTGCTTCCAGTTCCTTCTCAAGGTCGGTCTTGCCTTCCTTGCGGGTGCGGTGCGGCTTGTTGTCCCGCTTAGCCTGGGCAGCCAGGCTGGTTTCAATCGACTTGATGCCCTGACGAAGTTTCAGTTCCTCCTTGAGGCGGGCGGTCTCACTCTCCTGCTCCAACTCTTTGGTTGGGTAGGTCATGGTGTCCTTGCCGCCGAGGTTGCGCTGCAGGTCACCACGCATCTTGGTCAGGCGTTCTTCGTCGGTGCGGTAGAAGTCAGCCAGCGCCTCCTGCGCCGAACTCAGGTCAATCCCGGCCGTGGATGCAGCGCGCAGCTTGTAGAACGAGGCGGCGGCTTCATCCAGTGCAGCGGCCAGTTCGCGGTACACCCCCTGGCCCGGGCGGGCTTGGTCAGCGGCGCGCTGTGCGGCAGCATCCCCCAGTTGCACGGCGATGGTGTACTTCTTGTTGGCCTCCTCGTTGCGCGTGATGAGCTCAGCCATCTCCTTGCGCTTTTCGATCAGGTTCTGCTCGGCCACCATCAGCTTGCCGGCGTTGCTCAGGCCTTCGGCGTATGCTGTTTCGGCGCCGGCAGTAACCCGAGTCTCGTCAGCCATCGCCTCGGCTTCACGCAGATCTACCAGGCGTGCCTTGACGTCCAGCACGCTCTTGGAGGCTTCCTGTGCGGCGTCACGGGCTTCCTTCAGCTCACGGGTCAGCTTGGCAACGAAGCTCTCACCCTTAAGGTCGTTGAGGCCGGAGCGGGAGTTCTCCAGAACCTTCTTCTGTGCAGCGGCCAGCTCCTCGGCCTTCTTGATGGCGGCGGCGTTGGCGGCGGTCTGTACATCCACAGCGCGGGCCACGTCGACCTGCGTGGTGCCCATCTTGTCCAGCTCACCACGGGCGTTGGTGATCTTGCGCGCGTAATCATCGTACATACGCGCGAGGCTGGCGATTTCGTCCTCAATGCTCTTGCTCGGCAGGCCTGCCGACTTGGAGGCCTGCAGCGCCTCCTCCATTTTCTTCTGGCGTTCGACGACCTTGGCCAGCGACTCCTGGTCAGCCTCGACCTGCATGTTCAGTGCAGCGCGCGTCTTGGCCAGGGCGTAGGCTTCGACAGAACCCTTGAGGGCGTCGTAGCTGTCCTTGACGCCGTCTAGGCTGTCCTTCTGCGCCAGAATGTCCTTGTCGGTGTCGCTGTTCCACACCGAGGCGATCGCCGAGCCGATACCCCAGATCAGTCCGGCCCAGCCGAGGAAGCGCATGGCCCCCGCGGCGACGGCGGCGAACCTGGACAACGCGGCGGCGGCGGCGCTGGTGGTGACGGCAAGGGAGTTCATGCCCATGGCAGCGGCGGTCGCCGCACGGTTCTGCAGGACCATGGCGTTGGAGGCATGCAATGCGCTTGGGGCCACAGTGCGCATGGCCGCAGCAGTCTCGGCCGTGCGCTTGCCGACCACCGACATCCGTTCTGCCAGGCGTTTGGCGTCCTCGGCGAAGGCGCCGGCCACGTTGCCCGAGGCCAGTTTGAACAGCAGGATCCCCGCGACCATCTTGCCGATCGCTTCAGCGGCGGTCTCAGCCCGCTGCAGGATACGGTCGAGGCTGGTGATGCTGCCTTCGTTGACCGTCAGGTTCTGCGCGTTGACGACGCCTTGCAGCCCGGCGACGGTGCCGACGCTGGCGCCGGACTCCTTGGCCTTCTGCAGGTTGCGTTGAGCCTCAGCCAGCGCGTCCACCGCGTCCTTCTGGCGCTTCAGGGTGTCCTCGTAGGACTCACCTGGTCGGCGCACCGGGTGCGTCAGCTCGATGAGGTACTTGGACATCGCTGCGGAGGCTTCCCGCAGCCGCATCTCTACCGCGTCGAACGCCTGCAGCTGGACCTCTTCGAAGCTGGAGACCACCGACTTCCAGTCGAACTTGAGGTTGTCGGAGATCTTCTTCTCCATCTTCTCCGCAGCGCCTGCGGTGTCGTCCAGCTGGCGCCGGAACCGCGCCAGGTTGTCGGACTGGTCGACCAACGCTGCCACCGGGGACGTGGCGTACACGCCCACCAAGTTCTGGATCGCTGCCAAGCGTTCGCCGCCGGGCAGGTCTTTGAGCTTGGTGTTCAGCTGGCCGACGATGTCTACCAGACCTCGGGTGTTGCCCTCGGCGTCGAGGATGTCGAGGCCGTACTTGCGGATGACCTCGGAACCTTTCTTGGTCGGGTTCAGCAGGCTGACGAACAAGCGGCGCAGCGCCGAGCCAGAGCGAGAACCTTTGATGCCGGAGTTGGCCAAGGCTTCGATGGCAGCGGTGGTGTCCTTGAACGAGATACCCGCCGTCTGCGCAGCAGGGCCGGCGTAGCTAAGCGAGTTGGCCAGCTGCTCGATGTCGGTGTTGGAGTTGTTGACCGCGGTGGCCATGATGTCGACGACGTTGCCGAGGTCCTTAGCACTCATGCCGAAGGTCATCATGACGTTGGTGGCGATGTCCGCCGAGCGGGCCATGCTGACGTTGGCGATGTTGGCCAGGGCCAGCGCCGGCTTCAGGGCGACGATTGCGTCACCGGCCGACAGGCCAGCCATGCCCAGTTCGGAGAGACCGGCCGCCACTTCCGAGGCGGTGAAGATCGTGCTTTGGCCCAGCGCCCGCACCTGGGCTTCCATGGCCTTGAAGCTCTTGCCGGAGTCCTGCATCCACGAAGCGTTCGACGTCGACATGATCGCGTCGGTACGGGACATGGTGGCGCTGAACTCGGCGCCGGTGACGACAGCGCTACGCAGTGCAGCGGCGATGGCGTAGGTGGCTGTGGCCGCGAGGATCGTGCTGCTGGTGTACATGCCGATGCTGGTCTGCATGCCCTGCAGGCCGGCACGCATCATCGCCGCCGACTGGGAGCCTGCAGTCATCGCGAGGTTGGCGCGGGTCTGGGCACCGGTGAAGCCCAGCAGCTCGGCAGTGGTCATGGACAGGACTCGGTTCAGCCGCTCCTGCTCGACGATCTGCTGCTTGAGTTGGGTGATCCGCTGCCCGTGTGAGCTGGACATCATCGACGCCTGCACCTGCAGGCGGGTCAGTTGGTTCTCTTCTCGCTTGATGGCAGCCGACAACTCGTCGACGACCTTCTTCTCGGTGATGGACTCGGTGATGGCTTTCTTGCGCGCGGCGATCTGCGCCCGCACCGTCTGGATTTCTTCCTGACGACCGCCTTCAAGGCTCTTCAGCGTGCGGGTCAGCTGCTTGAGCTGAGTGTCCTCACGCAAGGTCTCGGTGATCTCGGCTTTACGTGCCGCGATCAGCTGCTGGATCTTGGCGATCTGCTCCTGCTGCCCACCGTTCAGGCTGGCCAGCGTGCGCTGCAGCGTCTTCAGCTGTGCGTCCAGGCGGAACTCTTCGGTGATCTGCGACTTGCGCGCAGCGATGTGCGCCTGCGTCATCACGTTGGAGCGGCCTTGTTCGCCGGTCAGGCTGGCCAGCGTCAGTACCAGGCCGTCGCCGCTGTTGCGCAGCCGTTGCTGCACCGTGGCCATGTCCTGCTTGTGGCGCAGGTTGACCTTGAGGTTGGCGTTGTCCTTGCCGACCTCGGTGCTCATCTTGGCGATGGCTTCGCGCAGGAACACGTTCTCGCCTGTCAGCTTGTTGGTCAGCTGCAGGGTCTTCTGTTGCCAGTTCGAGTAGGTGTTCTTCGACGCGGTGTCGTTGAGCATGGTGCGCAGGGCACCCATCTCACCGTTATAGGCCTTGGCAGCGAGCGTGGCGCGGGCGTTCTCCGCAGCCATCTTCTGGAACATCGAGGCGACGTGAGCTTCCGCGTCTGCCAGCTTCTTGCCAAGGTCTTCAGTGCTCGCCCCGGTCTTCGCTACCGACTCGGTAACCTGCTTGACGGCGGCGGCCATTTTGGTAAAGACCTCCTTCGACACCGATCCGGTGGTGCCGAAGGCTTTCTCCATACTGTCGAGCTGCGTGCCGAGGTTACTCAGGCGAAGGTTGAACTCGCCCAGCTGGCGCATGGAGCCGGTAAAATCCACGTCAAACTGAGCCATTTGTCATCCCTTTCGCCCGGCGCTGGGCTTCCTTCGTCCCTTCGTTTTGTCCTCAGCGTCCTTGTCATCGGGCACTTCGGACTTCTTGAAGTGATCATACAGTATGGCGTTGTCGGTTTGTTCCATTGTCAAGTAATACAAAGGCATCTGAGACTCGTGCAATTTCAGCACGCGCTCCCCGTAGTCTGCCATTTCCTGATAGGCCAGAGGCTGGTATCCGTGTTGGCCAAGCTGCCTGCGGCGGTGCAGTTTGAAAAATGCGGTAGGCAGCCACCTGAACGGCCCTGGCGGCTCGACAAAAGTTTCCAGCTTGGGATGCTTTTTGCCGAACCGTTTTTCCAGTGCCTGAAACGCTCTGAGCCCCTTTTCCCCGTAGGTAATCAGGAAACGGCAGTACTCTTTACGTTGTCGGCTACCTCGGCCTCGGCGGCTTCGCGGTAGTTGCTGTGGTTCAGGCTGAACTGTTCGAGGAACGTGGTCAGCTCTGCCAGGCGTGGATCGCTGAGCACCTTGAAGGCAGCCTCTGGGCTGAATTCGATCTCCACGCCTTCATCCGACACGCCTTCCCAGTTGAGCAGGACGGTGTCAGCGAACGAACGCTGGTAGATCTCCATCAGCGCCTCGGTGCCTTCCTTGGTGTCGGACTTGATCAGGTCCTTCTTTTCCAGGTACAGCTCGCCGAGGCGGGCTTGGTACGCTGGGCCACGGCGGGCAAGCAAAAATCGGCCGCCCCAGAACTCGGCCCAGACACCCTCTTGCGAGAGCTTAGGGTCAACAGCAATTTTGGCTAGATCAAGCATGGTGGTCGTCCTTGATGGGTCATTAAAAACAAAGAGGGCACCACTCTATCAAGAGTGGTGCCCTCGGTCACTAGCGAGTTATCACGGGGTTGGGACGTAAGTGATCGCCAGTACGCATGGGACAGCCAGGTTGGTGCCGATGTCCAGCACGCCAGCTTCAGCGGTCAGGGTCATCGCCGACTTGTAGTCAGCGTTCTCGCCTTCGGCATTGTTGGTTGGTGCCTGCGCCATCAGGTTCGGCAGCTCGATGGTGAAGGTGCCTTCCGCCGTGGAGACGGTGGTCTTCAACTTCACGCGCTTGTTGTTCATGTGCGTGTCGAGGATGGTCTGGTCGAAGTAGTAGATCTCGCCAGAGGCGGTCACTGCTACCTTGCCCACGCCGATACCCGCAGCGAACTGGTGGCCGAGGCCAGACTGCTCACGCGCGTTGTTCTGGATCTGCAGCGAGAAGTCGCTCCAGGTCACTTCCAGCAGGTCATCGTTCTCGTCGCGGATCTCGATGTTGGCCAGGTTGTTCGAGCTGTCGGCGATCTCGTAGTTTGGCGGTACAGCCTTGCTGAGCGCCGCCGAGCCGCCGAGCCCGTCAACACCGGCCAGTGCGTTGCCGTAGTCAGCGTTGGCCGACATGGTGGAGCACGCCAGCGTGATCAGCTCACCGTCACCGAAGTTCAGGGTGACGTCGTTCATGATGGTGCCGAAGTACCATTCGTGATCGAGGCGGTCAGTTGCGGTCGGACCTTGGCGCACGGTCTTCTCGACGACCATGTACTGCTTCAGCTCACCGTCGGTGATGAACTTGCCCTGCAGAGGGTCGGTGTTGTCGACGTCCTTCCAGGTGCCAAGCAGCGCCAGCTGCAGCAGGTCGAGGATGAACGCGTTGGCCCCGAACTCCACGGTGACCGCGCCGTTGGCGCTGCCCTTGGTGTTCTTCGAGCCGGTGGTGCGACGGTCGCCGCGAATGGCAGTGGAGGTTTTAGTCTCCTTCTGCATGGCGAAGCCTTCGGTGGTGAATGGCAGCAGCTTCATCGCTACGCGTGTGCCGCCGACGAAATCCGCTTTGCTGTCCTTGTTGCTGATGGCGTATGCCAGTGCAACCGAGGACGAGTCGTTGAAACTTCTTACAGTTGGCATAGCCGTCAACTCCTTTGAACGTAAATTTCAAACACCATGTTTGTCACACCACCGTAGGCGGTGAAGCCATGCAACGGGGTAGGCGGAACAGGCGCAAACGTGCGGAACCGGATTCCGCTGATAGTCTGGTCCTGAAACCAGTCTGCTACTGCTTCGACCTTGCGGCCGTACTTTACCTTGTCCCGAGGGGCTTTGGTAAACAAGGTAATGTCCAAGCTGGCCAGGACCCGGCGCGCTGCCACCTGGGACACGCCGGCGCGGCCGGTGTCGTCGATGTTCAGCTCGAACAGCCAGAAGTCGGCATCCTGCTCGAGGAGCACGCCGACGTCGTTGACGCTGACGTCCAGCCCTTCGGTGAAGTCGTAGCCGAAGATCATGTCCGGCGTCACCTTGGTGGCCAGGTAGTCACGGAATCGCACGTCCAGATCGGTCAGCGATTCCAGCATAAAGTCGGTCATCGGTAGCGCTTCCTTACCTGGCCTGATTGGATGGCGTTGTTGAACTGGCGGGCCACCTCTTGTGTAGCAGCCATCCCAGCGGCCTCGATCTCGGCGTTGTGCTCATAGTCAGTGCCGGTAGCGATGGCGTTGTAGAAGTAGAAGATCGTCTCCGGGCTACGACCGGCGACCAGCTTTTCCACTACCTCGCGCATCTCCCGCTCGCGCACAAACTTGACTGTGGCGATCTCATTGGCGCCGTAGCTACGGCGCTTACCCACCGGTGGCGTGGCGGGGCGGCTGGACGTACCGCGTAGGTCGCGCAGCTTGCCCCAGACCCTCGAGCCTGGTCGGGACTTGCCCTTGGCCGCGATCAGCCAGTGCGCCGCGGCGTTGGACGAGTCATGCTTGGTTGTCTGCACGGCCACCACCAGCCCGCCGATCAGCGCTCGGCGGATCGCCCGGCTGAACATCGCCGAGATGTCCAGCGCAAAGTTGTCGGTCAGGGTCTTGAACTTGCCTGCCATCACACCACCCTCAGTGTGTACTGCCGGCTGCCAGGCTGGGTTTCAACCGTCTTGACCTGCTTCTTCACGCCGTTCAGCGAGAGCCAGACGTCCTTGCCGCGCAGGTTGATCCCGAACGGCAGGTGCTCGGTTTCGAAGTACACGGTGCGGTAGTTGCTGGTGTCGGTGGCCCACAGTGCAGCGTCGACGGACTTCTCCATGACGCCGGTAACGTTATAGTTGGTCTCCCCGCCTTCGTACTCATGGGTGGCGGCGTTCATGGTGCGCTTGCCACCGACGGTCAACACGAAGTCGCTGCGAAAGTCCGCCTCGTGGTCAATGCGCAGGGCAAAGAAGCCGGAGTCAGCGAAGGTGTCGAGCACCCGGTACTTCACTCCGTGGAGGGTGATGAAGTCCCACTCCTGCGGCTGGATGTTCAGTGGCAGGTAGGCGTTGTAGCGCTCGATGCGCAGGTCCGTGGTGCCCTCTTCCTCAGAACTGCTGAGGAATTCGGTGTCGATAAAACTCTTGGCGAAGACCGTATCGACGAGCCAGCCCGGGTTGTCCGGTGGCCCCTGTACGACCTTGCGGGTAATGGTTGCCAAGCCGGAAGTTCCGCCTGGCAGATCGGTCACCAGCTGCAGGATGGTCAAAGCGTTGTACTGCTCGCCGCTTCTGGCATCCCGGCGAGTGGTGCCGAGGATGTACACGTCGTGCGTGCCCGGGTGACGTACCGTGAGGCTGTCGGGGAACACCACTTCGGGTACGGTGAACATCATGCGACGGCGGGTCGGCTTGTTGAAGTTGCTCAAGAAGCGATCGGTCAGGTCGACACGGCCGAGGAAAGCGTCGGGCAGCCACGTTTCCGTGACCGGGTCCCACGCTTCCATTTTCTCGGTGATGTATTTCCCGGCGATCTTTCTCAGCTTCATTCGGTGGCTGCCGCCCTAGGTTCGGTGATTGGGTCGCGCTCGGGGATGACCCGCGCAAACATCGTGTACGGCATGGCAGTGGCCGGCACCAGGTCGAGATCCTTGAGCAGATCCCGCAGGTGATCGTTGGCTGTTTCCATCAGGCGATCTGACATCCACAGCCAGCCATCCTTGTCGCTGCGCTGACCCTCGTTGGAGCCGTCGGTGTCCTTCTTGAGGATGAACACCTGCGCCATTCTGGCGACGGTCCCGGCGCAGAAGTACTTCGCCACCAACTTCAGCTTGCGCAGGCGCGATGTGCTCGCGCCTGTGCCAGTGCCGTCAGCGATCCCTTCCCAGACGCCAGGCAGCGCTTTGTCCAGCTGGGCGCCGAGGTCGTCGTCCAAGCCTTGTGCCTCGATCTTCTCGGCGTCGATGTCCGTGTCATCCACGGTCAGGACAGCGAGGATCTGTGCGGTACTGGTCAGGTCGAAGTACGGCATGCCTTACTCCTCGACGATCTTCATCAGCTTGGCGCCGATCTGGTTGCGCAGCCAGCCGTCGTGCAGCAGGTGGGCTTGGCCCTTGCCGTCGATCCAGGTATCGGTCGAAGGCTGCTTGAGGTTGGAATGGGTCAGGCTTTCCACCAGCACCAGCTTGCGCTCCAGCGGGGTCTTGCCAGCAGCGCGCGCCACTTCGGCTTCCTGCTGCAGGCGTTCCTTGTCGGATTCGGCTTGGCGATCAGCCTCTTCCTGCAGGCGTGCCAGGCGTGCAACTTCCTTGTCGCTGGCTTCTTGTGCCACGCGCTCAGCTTCAGCGGCTTCGTCAGCGGCTTTCTGCTCGTCGAGGATTTTTTGTTCGGCTGCCAGACGTTCGGTTTCGGCGGCTTTGTCCGCTTCGTCCTGCGCGGCCTTGGCCTTTTCTTCGTCAGCAGTCTTCTGCTCGTCGAGGGCTTTCTGCTCCTCGGCCAAGCGTTTGGCTTCCAGCTCTTCAGCGGTCGGCTCTTTGACTTCTGCGGCGGTGGTATCAGCTTTTTTCAGTGCCATGTTCGTGTCGCTCCAACGAATTCAAGATGGAGAAAAGGGCCGCCGAAGCGGCCCTTCCCTTAGCCCTTAGGCTGCTTCGAGGCTGAGAACCGACCAGGCCTCGTCGTACAGACGGGTTGCCATCTCGCCATAGTCCACACGGAAACCGGTGGCCTTACGCATCACGAACTCTTCGATGCCGTCGTAGGCAGCGGAGATGTTCACCATGCGCTGGATCGCGTAGCGAGGGTCGAAGCCCACCAGCAGACCGGCACCGAACATGTCCGGTTCGAACGGCGTGATGCGCGGCTGGGTCAGACCCAGGTTCATGCCGGCCCATGGGGTGGCAATCTTCGAGTTGTCGGTGCCGACGTGCTTCGGTGCCAGGCCATCGTCAACTGCCAGGGCAGTGTCGATGTCGGTCAACACCTGCGAGATGTTCGCAGTGTTGCGCATGCTGAACAGCCACTTGATGTAGGCCTTCTTGGTGATGTTGCCATTGGTGGTGATCAGGGCGTCGAAGTCGCCAGCCTTGAGGATCGGCAGCGCGGTCATGTCGAGGTCGGCATCACCCAGTACCATGGACTTCAGCTGCTCGCCGACGCGACGGATCTTGTCACCGCGCGACTGGGCTTCCATCACGATACGAACGATGTCGATGGTGGTGGCAGCCATGGCTTCGTTGGCGATCATCAGACCAATCGAGTTGGTTGGGATCTTGAACGATTTTTGGCCAGTGGTGATGGAAACCATGGTTTCCGGCAGTGCCATCTGCACCATACGACCGCTGCGGCTGCCTTCCGGTGCCGAAGTGTCGATGATCGGCTGCTGCGCCATCTGGCCGTTCAGGTTACGGCTGGTGGCGATGAAGCTTTCCCAGATCGACAGGATGTCCGAACCGTCATCACGCAAGGTGTTGGCGTTCATGGTCTCGAGGATCAGCTGCGGGTACAGCAGGCGTGCGCCGAGGGAGCCGTCGGAACCGTCCGGACGACGGAAGCCGTCAGCCTGGGTCATGCCTGCCATCTGCGCCATGGTCAGCGCTGGGCCGATGCGGTTGGCACCGTCCATCATGCCGGCGTTGGTCATCATCTGGTCGATCGGGTCACCCATGGTCGGGTCCCAGTCGGAAGCCAGGTTGCGCAGGTGCTGGCGCAGGTCCAGACCTGCAGCGGCGGCTTGTGCGTACAGCTCGACGTTGGCGTCCAGTTCCTTAGCGACCTGGTGACCATCGACGTTGGCAACATATTTCAGTTTGCATTGCATGATTTCTATTCCTTGAAAAAGTGGGCGGGCAATTAACCCACGCGTTCCAGAAGGACGTTGGTGCCGGCGGCGCCAGTGGTGCGCACCTGAATCACCTGGTACTTGAAGATGGCCGGGGTGCCTTTCTTGACCTGAGGCAGGCCTTTGGTGCCCAGAGCAATCTGAGCGCCAGCAACCACCAGGTCACCGAACACCAGTGGGGTGGCTACGCCAGCCGCGACCACAGCTTCGACACGGAAGCCGGTGTCAGGGCGCTGCACACCGCCGACTGGGAAGCCGTTGGCTGGCGGGCCGCCGTCGACGTTGTCGAGGAAACCACCCAGCTCGTCACCGTCAGCGCACAGGACGAAGTTGGACAGTGCGCCCATCTTCATCGGCTTGCCTTTATCCTTGTCGGTGTACAGCTGAGCTGCAGCCGAACCCAACTTGGCGGTGACGACGTTCAGCCGCTCAGGCAGAACAGTGAGGACGTTAAACTTGAAGTCAGCCATGACTGATTCTCCTTAGCGCTTTTGAGTGTTGAGTTGGGTTACTTTTTGACGGACGTTCGCCGCCACCGGGGAAGAAGCTACTTCCTTGACAGGGGTGTCGGAGGACTGCTGCTCGGTCTTGAACATCTTGGCCATCTTGCCCTGCAGGTCGTTGAACTGACCGAGGATTTCGGAGGCGGAGGACTTCTCAACCTGAGCGCTGCCGGTGGCAACCTGCAGCTTCTTCACGGCGTGTTGCGCCACGATGATCATGCTGTCGGTTTGCTCTTTGGCTTCAGTCAGGGCGGTTTCGGCTTTGGCCAGGCGTTCGTTCAGGGCTTCCACCTGAGCTTCCAGCTTGCCGTTTTCCTTCAGGGCGTCGGTCATGGCCTTGACGTCGAAGCCGGTAGCCTGCGGCTTTTCGCCTTCGGCTTCGAGCTTGTCAGCGGCTTCCTTGTCCAGCGCGTCCTGAGCGTCCTTCTCCGCCTGGGCGTCGTCGAGCTCTTTCTGTGCGGCGGCTTCCTTGTCGGTAGCCTCCTTCAGATCGGCCACTTGTTTTTCGTAATGCGCCAGCTCAGCCTTGGTGAGCACGCTTGCTGGAGCCGCGCCCGCTTCGATCTGAGCGAGTTTTTCAGCAGAGATCTTCATCTCGAACTTCCTTCTGTCGCCAGTAGTTTTTGCGGACGCGCCGCTACCAATAAGGTCATCCAGCGTTGAAAGCCTGTCGACCAGCCCATTTTTCACGGCCTTCGCTGCGAAAAAGGTTTTACCGTCAGCCCACACCTTGTAGTCGTCGAGACTCAGGGCGCGCTGCGCGGAAATGTGATTGAGGAAGAAGGCGTTGGTCTCCCGCAGGTTCTCCTGCAGGTACTTCTTGTCCGCTTCGCTCAGCTCTTCGTAGGGGTTGCCCACGGCCTTGAACTCACCTTCCTTCAGCACGGTGAACTTGATGCCGAAGTTCTCTTCCGTGTTGGCGTAGGTGCGGACCACCGCGATCACGCCGATCGAGCCGACCTCCGCCATCTTGCTGGCGGTCACCTGGTTGGCGCTGGACATGATCCAGTAGCTGGCCGAGAACGACGCGGAGTCGGTGTGGGCCTTGATGGTCATGCCACCGGCCTGCAGTCGCTCCATGTTCTCGGTCACGGTGTTCAGCCCGCTGACCTGCCCGCCGCCGCTGTTGTGATCCAGCACGACGTCGGTGTAGCCCTGTTCAGCCAGGATCGCGAAGGCGTCGTTGATCGCCTCGTAGCTGGTCACTTCGCCCGGGAACCACTGGTGGTAGCGGCGGTACGAGGCGACCAGCGAACCGTGTACTTTCAGTACCGGAATGTCGCCGACCTTTTCCAGCAGATACAGGCCTTTACGCGACTTACTTACACCAAAATCTTTGTCGATTTCGTAGCCGTCGTCGTCATACGGCGAGTTGGAGTACGCCTCTTTGTCGAAGTTGTACTTCAGCTCGTAGCTGCTGTGTTTGTTGAAGGACGCTTCCGTGCCCAGCCAGAGTTCAACGGCCATGCCAGGCTCCTTATTGATCAGCGCCGCCGGACTTCGCCGGCGTGCCTGGGTTGAGTGCCGCGCCCGTCGAAGTGGTCCGGTCAGGTTCGACCGAAGGCTCCGCCGAAGCATCCTTGGCGTAGAAACGGGTGCCGGCCAGAATGGCGTTGAGGCCTTGTGGGCGCATGCCGAGTTCCCAGCAAGCGTGGGCCTCGTTGATCACGCCCCAGCTCAGCAGCTCCAACACCCGCTTCTGGCGCGTACCGAAGTAGGCCTCCAGCTCGATGTCGGGGCGCAGGTTGATCGGGTTGAACTCGAAGGCCACGTAGCCGTCGACGCCTTGCAGGCGGCAGGCCAGGGTCAGCGCGCGGGACATCGCTTCTTCCACCGGCGAGCGCGTGCCTTGCACGACCTGCAGGTAGATCAGCGTCTCGGCGTTGGACAGGCCTTGGCCACCCGATGCGCGCATGCCACTGACCGAGGCTGGGGTCTTCAGGGAAGCCCCGAGCATGTTGGCCAGGGTGGCGATCATCGGTGCGTAGTCGGCCTTGTTGCCGCCGGTGTCCTTGACGTCGTAGACGACGCTGTCGTAGGTCACCACCGCGTCTTCCGGCTCCAGTCCAGCGAGTGCTTCCTGCACTTGCTGCAGCACCAGGTCGAACATGGCGCCCATCTTGGCCGGGTCGTTGCGGGTCTCGTCGTCAGCCGCCTTCTGGATCTTCTCCGAGACGATGCTGGCGATCAGGCGACTGTGCCCGGTGCGGTTGAGCGCCCGGTGCATGTCTTCGATGAAGCCGTTGAAGTTCATCACCTGAGACAGGCCTGGCCGCAGCAAGCTGACGGAGTAGGCCTCGTCCGGGTTACGGTTGTGTTCAGCGACGAAGACGGTGGGGATGTTCAGCTTGATGTCGCCACCGTCTTGTGTGGGATAACGCCCTCCTTGGCCATCAGCTTCCCATGCAATCGTGGAATATCCGATAGGCACCAGCCGCTCGGGGCCGAACTCCTTGTCCAGCACCAATTCAACGCCACAACCTCCCGTCGTGACGACATCCGTTTGAAGACTCGACAACAGCGACTGCATCCCTGGCTTATCGTTATATCCCTTGCTGTAATCATGCAGCGTCGAGAACCCATCCATGAGGCTGTAGGCAGCGGACATGACTTCGATGCTCATGGCACCGGTCGCGTCATATCCTGCCAGTCTGAAACCAGTGCCCACGGAGATGGCCGCCATCGAGTTCGCCGCCGAGCTGAACATGCCGTCTTCACGGCAGAGCAAGCGGATGATTTCGTTGACGTCGGTGCGGGAACTGATGTTGTTGATCGCGTTCTGGTTGAACGTCTTCAACGGATTGGGGATGGTCGAACCGTTCTTCTGGTCCGATCCTGGGCGTTTGGCGCGGGCTTTACCGGCAAGATTTCGGGTCGGCAAGATCACCGTGGCACCCGTTGCCGCGTACCTCGATCCTTTCGAGCCTGGTGTCTTGGTCGCAGCCATGCGTATCGTCTTCCCTAGAGATGGCGCGAGTTTAGTTGGGCAAAGGCCTGAATTACAAGGGTTCTTTCAGCGATAGTTAGCGAGATACCTGAGGTTGTCTCAGATACCTCGCTAGTTAGCGGGGTTTCATCGTTGCCGTGGGCGCAGGAATCCGAACATGCCGGCCAGCACGTTGTTCTTTTCCACCGGGTTGACCACCGACGGCGCCTTGCTGCCCAGCGTTACGCCAGCGGTGCCAGGCATCACCCCGACCACGCTGTGGTCCTCGAACTGCTCGAGCGACATGGCGGCGATGTTGCAGTAGTTCAGCGAGTGCACCCAGTGGTCCTGCTTGTCGGTCTTGATGAACTTCTCGACCATGTCGCCCAGTGCGTTGCGCTCACGGATCTTCTTGGTCGTGGCCAAATGCTTGAACAGCTCGATGCGCAGGTCATCCTTGGCCGGGTAGTGCACCTCGCCGGAGTTGTGCTGGCTGAGCAGCAGACTCAGGGTCTTGGTCCGGTCGGCGTTGATCGTGTCGCCGTCGGGCTTGAGGTGGATCGGCACGAAGCCTGGCACCACGGTGTAGACCACCGCCTGAATTCTACCCGGGCGGGCCGAGACCAGATTGTTGACCAGGGTGATGTCGGGGCCGGCGTCGATGCACAGCTTGCGCATGCGGTAGAAGTCGAAGCGCGCCAGCACCTTGGGCACCGCGGGATCGGCCTTGGTGTTGGTGATCTTCTCCATCCACACCACATGCCAGCCGAACGGCACCTTGACCTTGACGGTCAGGTGGCAGGTCTTGCCGATGTCCATGCCGCCTACCGTGCGCGCGTTCTTCATGATCTGGCCGAAGATCCACAGGTCGAGGTCGCAGGTCTTCTTGCGGTGGTCGTCGGTGACCGTGAAGCTGTTTTCGGCGTCGGAGAACGGCAGCCCGATGACGAAGTTGAAGAAGTCGGACTTGAGTGGGTAGCCCTCGTACTGGCGGATGATCCCCGACGGCGTGTTGTACTTCGGCACGTCCCACGGGTACACCTGGTAGCTGTGGTTGAAGTTGTCCGGTTTCTTCGCCACCCACTGGCGCCGCGTCGGGTCGATCAGCGAACTCCACAGGTCGTTGGCGCACTTCGGGCACTTGATCCACGCGCTGTCGACGTCAATGCGCTCGTCGTCCAGGTTGTCCTTGCTGAAGTCCAGCAGTGGCTTGTCCCAGCCTGGCAGGATCAGGTCCTGCAGGTAGTCCGGCACCACCCACGTCGCGCAGTGGCGGCACTTGCACATGTAGTAGCGCTGGTCGCCGGCGAGGAAGCCGACGTCGATGCCGAAGCCGTCCACCGTCGGTGTGCTGAAGCGGTAGCGGTAGCCGCGCTGACCCTTGGCGTCGACCGTCTTGGCGTGACGGATACGCGAGTTCAGCTTGCCCAGCACCGCCTCGTTGGAGAAGTCGATTTCATCGGAGATGATCATCTCGGCCGGGACCGAGATCGCCGAGTTGGCGCCGTAGGTGCCGATGATGTAGAGCATGTTCTGGCCGAGCTTTTTCATGCCAGCAGCGTCGGACCCGGCCTTGACCAGGCCGGCATAGAAATCGCTCTGGGCGATCGCCCCGTCAATCCGGTCCTTGGAGAACTTGCCGGCCATTTCCTTGGTCGGCTGGCTGAACATGATGCGGATATTCTTCTGCACCGCCATGATCGCCAGGGTCTTCTGCGCCATCATCTCGGTCAGCCCGACCTGAGAACACTTGCGCACGTCGATGCGCTGGGCCGTGTCGTTGACGATGTCGATCTGGAATTCGTGGTCGAGGAAGGAGAAGGGTTCCCCTTCGACAAAGCCGTGCTGCAGGATGACTTTGTCGAGGGCTTTCATGCCCTCCTCCCGGTTCAGCTGCATCCTGAACCGGGCTGATACCGTTCCTTGGTCACTCAA